TGCACGCCTGAGACCGTGGCATAACTCCAATTCGTCGGGATCGCGCCAGGAGTGCCAGTTGTGGCACCTAGCATGGTCGAGTTACGGATCAGGTTATTCGGCGCAGTCTGCAAATTGTCGCTGGCGTCGAAATAATACGGCGGCGATGTCGGCGTTGCGCCCCAAGTGTGCACGAGCCATGAGGGAAGAACGCCGGTCGTCAGGTTGGCGTACAGAACATTCTTCGACACACTCGACAGGAGAGCCCTCTTGACACCACGCATGCTAGCCTCCGATAACGCCCACTTCAATGATCATGTCCGACGTGGATGCGAGAGCCACAGTCGCGGCATCAGGAACCACTACAGCGTACAGACTGGCAGTGAGACCCTCGAGAGCCTTCGCGATACCGTTCATGCTGTACACAGTGTGCGTACCAAGAGGACTCATCGGCGTCAGCAGATGGTAGACATCGACGAGATAGTTACTGTCGTCAGCGCCAATCGCACACGCTGTATTGTCAGAGAAGTCACTCGTTGGAGACTTCGAGAACAGTGCCACCCAGAAGCCACCAGTCTGTAGAGAACTCCTGAACCTCAGAGTCACACTCTCGAGAACAGCCGCATACGGCAGGTTCGGAGGAAGCAGACCGGGGAGGGGAATGACGCCTCCAATCGACTTCGTGAGACCGTACGAGATCGCCTGAACCACTGGAGTCGCAGTGACCTTGTTGGTTACCTGATTCGATACAAAGTCGTTCATGTTGACTACCTGTAGTTAGAGACGCATCAGACCGATGTCCTCAGAAGTCCGCAGATGCGATAATGCGACCGGAACCACCACCACCAGCGAGAAGAGCTCCAGAGCCGCCGGCAGCGGTAACAGCGGCGGTAACGCTGATCGCATTGACAGTGTGTGTCGAGCCTGCAGCCAGACCGGCCTGACCAGCATATGCGAATCCAGCCGCGATCTGGAACGATCCGACCGACACAGTGACTGTCGGAGCCTTGTAGAACTGCACCGGAGCAGCCATGTAGAAGATCTGCGAGTTGGCACCAAGAGTGGAGCCAACACCAACAAGAACACCAGATGCGGGCTCAGCAATGACCCACGCATAGCGCTGGCAGATCTCCAGCTCAACCTGTACGTCGCGATGCTCGAACGGAGTCAGCGTGCCAATCTCGAGCTGAAAGCCCTGGAAGGTGATCGAGTCGTCGACGCCAGCGGTCCCGGTCGGGGTAAACGACACCTGAACACCAAGCTGAGTTGTACTGACAGGGACAGTCCCCGAGAACGAGTAGCGGGTCATCGCGCTGTTGAGGACCTGGGTCGTCGATACAACACTCGCCTGACCGGTCCACGTACCGGCGACCATCGAGGTTGCCGACTGGTTCGATCCGCTTCCGGAGATGACAGCAACAGACAGCGCGCCTCCAGAGTAGTTGGCACCAGTACGAGCCCAAAACGAGAACGTGACCAACTGACCCTGGGCTTTGACAGAGTCAAGCGTCTCGATGACCTGACCAAGTTTGATCGCAGTCACGTCGGTATTGCCAGAAGAGCGAGACAGCTTTAGCGACTGACTGAAGCCGGTCAGAGTCGTATCCGCAACATTCGCCATCAGAATGGACGACGACGCACCACCAACAGCAAAGAAGCGATCAGCGAAGTAGGTCACGGTGCTGGTAACAGCTGCCGAGATGACACCAGCAGACGCGAGACCGGGGATGTTACGCTGCCAGGGGTTGACAGTGAAGTCACCGCCATCAATGATGTTGCGAAAGTTCGCGAGAGGATTCACGTTGATGGGTGAGCAGTTGGCCTCGAACAGTGCGAGGATCTGACCAGCGTTCGTGACATTGTTGATGAGACCATTCGAGTCAGCGACAAGATTGCCGAGACCAGTCTGGTACGTCATACCGGGAGTTCCGATGAAGTTCATTGCGATACCCTCCAGGATGCTAGATCAGACAGACGCGCCAGACGCCGGATTGCGCCACGCAGCACCGTCATACACGACGACGTAGCCGAGAGTAGAGTCGAAATAGTGAAAGTTACGCCATACGTTCGAGTTAACGGGACGAGCAGCAGTGGTGCCGGAGCCATTGGTCGCGACCTTGATCCAGCCATTGGCCTCAAGCTGATTCGCGTCGCCTTCAGGCACAGCGGCCACAACTGAACCGAGAGCAGCGGTATACGTACGACCAAAGACAACAGTGGTCGTGGTCGGCTTTGTGCCAGGAGGCAGCATCTGATAGCTGGCCATGGTCAGGATTCCTTCTTCAAGAGCTCTGTCTGCTTGCGATAGTAGTCGATGATGGCAGTGCCGTCACCCAGATCGATCTTGAGCTCTGTTATCGCCCAGACCAGAGCGTCTACTCTGTCCGGCGAGAAGCCCATCATCTTAACGTCAAAGTCGCGAATAAACTGCGACATCTGGTCCTCGAGGACCGAGAGACTGCCCATGTGGTGTACGCGACCCTGCTCGTACAGGGCGCTGATAGGCTCCGCGCGGGCAACCTTACCCTTGGACGCGTGCACGGCCTTGTAGGAGACGTTCGGGTCTACCATGCGAACGGTCGTCTCGACCATGTCGCCACCCTGGTTAACCTCAGCAACGATCCTGTCTGCACTGTAGCGACGATAGAGCGCCACGGCCTTCTGTGCCCACTCAGTGGGCGACATCCTTCCGGACTCGTCAGCTATCACGATGACGTGGTCATCGCTTGCTCTGATGCCAGCAACGATGATGCCCGTCTCGTCGGATCCCTCGTTATTCGACACTGCAGGATCGATGGCAACAACAATGCGCGAGAACATGTGCAGAGGAAACTCTGCTGTGTCTACTGGCCTGAGGTATGCACGCTCGATCATCTCTCTAGTCCAGAGAGCACCTGGTGTGTCCATCAGGATCTCAGCATCTAGCTCCTGTCGGCCAAGTCGAGTTCCCTCGTACTTGCGCTTGACAGCAACTAGGAACGATCCTGCGAGATTGTCTGCATTGTCGAGAGTCTTTCCTCTCGTGACGAAGACGGAGGGATCGTTGACCATGTCTCGAACGATCTTGATTGGTCTAGGTGTAGTCGTAAAGATCTGTCGCGGCCGACGACCCAGTCGCAGCCCGAACTGTAGATTGTCGAACGTCTCCTGCGCATATCGCCACTTCGCCAGCTCATCACCCCAAGCAAAGTCAAACTGAGGACCGCGAAGCTGGTCAGGCTCGACAGCATTGAACGTGAACGCCAGAGCACCATTCGGCCAAGTGATGCGACGCTTTGACGGCTCATAGACAGGTCTAAACCAGGGAGGACTGCAGGCAAGGATGCCAGAGTCGCCCTCAACGATAACGTCGCGAGCGTCAGCAGCTGTCTCAGCAATGAGCGCAATACGTCCAGCACGTCCACTGTAGATCTCCTGAATGAGTGCCTGCGAGCCAACTCGAGTCTTTCCCCAGCCGCGACCTGCCAGAGCGAGCCACGTGGCTACATGACTTGTCTCGTCCAGGAGCTCTGCCGGCATCAGCTGGTCTGGTCTGGCCCAGAACTTCCAGTCGAAGTTGAGGACAGATGCCTCCTCGTCAGAGAGTGAGGAGAAGAATGCACTGCGCGCTGCAGCCGGGAGCTTCCTAAGCTGACTCGCGGTGATCTGCATCGCACTTCCATCCTGGATACATCTCGTGAGCGTGATCGAAGATCAGCGAAAGGTGAGTGCCGCGATTGGCCAGTTCCCAGTTGTCGACTGACAGGATCTTGAGATCGTGTCGTCCGAGCCTTGCGGCAAGACTAAGCGCATACTCGGTGCGACTGTTACACCACACAAAGAAGGCTCCCTCAGGAGCCTCGATCATCTGTCGCGATGTGCGTCCAGTCCCACGCTCACTCATTCACAGACTCAGTCACTGCAATTGCAGCTGCAGCAGCAAACTTGTTCGCCAGGCTGTCCTTGGCGCCGACGACGTCGATTCCGACCTTCGCATCGACCTCACGCTTGTCTCCGTAGACTTCGCGACGCTTGCCCTTGAGCAGGAACATCATCAGCGAGTCGCTGTACTTGCGAATCATGAGAGGCTTCACCGGATCGTCAGGATCCATCACCACCTTGCCGGCAGAGATAACAGGCTCGAGAACACCGGACTTGGCACGACGAACAGCCTCCTTCTCGAGCGAGTCAGTGGCATGAGACTCAGAGTCAGTATAGTCAGCGTCGAACTGCTTGTCAGACTCTCGCCACAGGCGAATCGAGCCAACACCAATGTTCAGCTCCTGAGCGATCTCAGAGACGAACAGCCCAGAGCGCAGAAGCTCGCAGATCTTCTCCTTGTACTCAGGAATCAGAGCGAGGCGAGCATCGCTCCAGCCACCCGTTCCTCCCTTACCTGATTCCGTGAACAAGCTCATATGCAATCCTCTCATCATATAAGAATTGTACTATACTTTTACAACTTTCACAATAATAAATATTCTCGGCGCGCGCTAATTTAGCGCTTTATTTTTGCCTCACCTCTGCCGCGAACCACCTTCCTATCCTACCTCCATTAGTGTCCTTTGCCATGACAGCGATATACTCTGCCACGTCGCAGATGAGACCTCTCTCCCTGAGGTAGAACTTCTCTGCTATCACCTCAAAGTCATCCCTCAGAGAGGCCGGAGAACGACCACCGAGAACTGAGCATGCCTTGCTGATGTACCTGAACCTGGAGACTGTCTCCAGAATCTCTCTGTGACGAGCCGGCTGAACAGACATTGCTCTGACTACGAGTCGACTGGCCATCAGCACAGTGTCCTCCTCTCCAGTTCTCCTGGACGACACAGCAGTCGAGCCCCAGCTTGATCGAATACAGGTGATGAGATCACCCAGCTGGCTATCTTCACTACCAGAACTCTGCAGCTGCTGGATCTCTCGTGCTATGGCAACAACAGTGGTGGGATCAGTCCTCACCAGCATGTCTCCGAGGGAGAACTGGGAGATCCGGGGACCGGGGAAGTGCTTGCCGCGAGAGTTCTCATCAGCGACGACAGAGAATGCCCAGCACAGTACAATTCTGACTAACTCAGCAGTGTGGTTCATGACAGCTCCTCAGTGATACTACAGCAAAGTATAGCCCGTCAGTAGTTCGTACACAACTCTCGTGCACACATGTAATAGCGCCTACATGGGAGGGACGTTTTCTTTTCTTCAAGACAGGTATCACACTCCCCGATCCACTCCCAGCGTCTAGTAGACTGTAGCAGTGATTATTGCTTTAAGCGCAGATTTATCGGCATTCTTATTGCTTTGCGAGGATGAAATATTATCTTTTAAAAAGCTAAGTATCTGTTTTTAGACGACTTTATTGTCCTATTAGAATTATTGGCGCGAAAATATGGAAATTTTAAAAAACTTTTTACCTATGTGTGCGCTACATAGATGCATGCGATCATGCGCTCGCGTACGAGAGATCGACGATAGCTGTCCTCTCCCAGTCGCCATCTCTGCACGTGTACGAGGTCCGAGAGGCGCTTGCCTCGGCCCACCGCTACCTACCACCTTCCCAAATGTCGATGATTACTGAAGGAATGGATGAATTCTTAACCATTACTTCACTAATAGCCCGCGACTATCCGACCACCGAAATTCGATAGCTGTCACCTATCAAGAGTCCACTGAGATCTGCAGACGACCACATCACCACGATCATATCACCGACCGACCGACGACCACCGTATTCACCGTGCTGGGTCGGTTTTACGGCGGTACGGTAAACTAAAGTAATATTTAAGTAATTCTAAGCTTAGTTTTTTGACCCTAGCGTATAGATCCGCCGTAGCTAGGTAGTCGCCTTACCTATTGCAGTATAGCGTAAGTACACCCAAAGGTTAGTTTTTATACTGTAAAAGCCCTTTTTATACCTAGCGCCCTAGCGTATAAATTAATTAGCGCCCTAGCAACTTTTCGCTTGCCTTTCGCTGGCGTTTCCACTAGGGTTTATATGCGGCCTAGCGATTGGGTCGGACTAGCCGCTACGCGCCTAGGTTGTACTAGCCGAAAGGGTCACCACCATGTCTAACGCCCATACTGCCGATGCCGCCGCTAACTCCAAGCAAACTGCCGCTAACCTATCCGCCCTTGCGGCTAGTACCGTAGCGGAGAAAATGGCTGCCGCTAACGCGGCGCGTGAAGCTAAGGCCAGCGCCCTAGATCAACTTAAGGCGTTAGCCGCCAGCGCCGGGTTAGACCTTAGCGCCCTTTTCGCCGCACCTGCCGCTACGGCGCGCGCCGTTACCACTAGCCCGGTAGCGGTTGCACCGGCTAACCCGTCGGCCTTTCATGGCGGTAATGTGCCGCTTAACGCCCGTATCGAGGCCGTCGCGCCTAACCCTAAAAAGCCGGGTAGCGCGGCGCATGTGCGCTACGCCCTTTACCCTAGCGCAGGCGCTACGGTATTGGATGCCATTAAGGCGGGCGTTAGCCGCGCAGATATCCTTTACGATATCCGCAAGGGCTATATCCGCCTTGTCAGCGCCTAAGCGCCGGTCTAGCGCCCTAGCCTAGCCGCTAGGGCGCTACGCCTTTAGGCTAATGGCCTTTAGGCGTACTACCATCGGCCCTAGCCGCGCACCTATCGTCGTCGCGCCGTCGTCGTCCTGCCGTCGTCGCCGAATCCTCCTATGGTGGCTCCCATGATTCTTGTTGTCCTCGTCTTCTTCTTTCTCGCGTGCTTCGGTGGCGCGATCCTGCTCGCCGCTGCTCTTCGGTGGCTCTTCCGTCGTAGTTCCCGTCGTAGCTATCGTCGTCCGCGAACCATCCCCATCTCTCACTCCTGAGGTCTGTCATGCGTCATCTTCCTGTCATCATACTCGCTGTCGTCGCTTCCTGCATCATTGCTCTGTGCCTGTGGGCACAGGACGACGGAATGACCGAGTGCCAGAAGCACCACTCGTATGATGTCTGCTTCACCCAACTGTATCGCTGAGGACGAAACACGACCCTCCCCGGTCGTGTCCGCACGTTGGTCGTGCGCTGATGAGTCCAGCAGGAGTACTAGCATGAGTGGCATGTCTGATCCAGTCTACTGGCTTAGTCCAGTCGGAGAGCGAGACGACTTCGGTCGTCTCTACGGTGGAGTCATGTACGATGCCGCGACCACAGCTGGTTCGTGGGCCTGCATGAGCGAGATATCGTGGATCATGCACAGACGCTACACGACCCTCGGAATGGGTCTTGGGCAGAGATTCGAGAAGCAGGGAGACGGAAGATGGCTGAAGACAGAGGGATGACAGTGCGACAGGCAATGCTCGAGCGAGAGAGGAAGTCTGTCCTCTTCACCGCCACGAAGAGGAACTGTCACAAGTACCAGGAGTGGTGCTCCCAGGCCGAGGCTGACCGGAAGAGGGTCGCCTACGAGCGTGAGGGATGGAACGTTCACGTGTCTCAGTCGCTTGGTCGTACATGCTAATGCTCTGAACGTTCCACTTTACTACACCCGGCCTAGGGCGTAGTATTTACCTATTAGCCGCTAACCAGCGGCCTGTTACAGCGAAGAAGATATACTGAACATGGGAATGATCCTCTACAGCGAAGACTCAGTCAGCGCCGGAAGACCTCCTGACCTCTCGAGGATGGACGCAACCAAGATATGGCTGTCTCACTTCAGCAATAGCCTCATCCTCACTGCCATCCAGCAGTCACCGAGGGACTTTGCTGAGCGCCATCGGGCGACCAAGGAGCTCGGCATATGCGAGCGAAAGATGACGTTCTGGCGCAGGATGCCGACGTTCTACCAACAGCTGGCCTCGACTGAGGCGGATAAGCTCAGGAAGGAGTGGCAGAGATGATCACCACCACACTTAGTCGAATACGCGAGCACTCTCCCTGTCATAAGGGCTGGACCAAGTTACTCGCTGGACTGGGAAAGACCAGGGCTGATGATGAGATCCTGCCGTTTGCGCAGATCGTCGAGATCAACGGTCTGGAAGACGCATTGTGGTGCTGCCGCGCCGAGCCGCAGCATGCGCGAGAATGGCGTTTATTTGCCGTTTGGTGCGCGCGCCAGGTCGAGCATTTGATGGCAGATCAGCGTTCGCGCGACGCTGTCAATGTCGCAGATCGGCATGCCAATGGAAGCGCGACGGATGACGAATTGAATGCTGCGATGGATGCTGCGACGGCTGCTGCGACGGCTGCTGCGACGGATGCTGCGTGGGATGTTGTGACGGATGCTGCGTGGACTGCTGCGTGGGCTGCGAGGGATGCTGAGAGGGATGCTGCGTGGGCTGCTGCGTGGGCTGCTGCGTGGGCTGCGAGGGATGCTGCGTGGGATGCTGCGTGGGATGCTGTGTGGGCTGCTGCGTGGACTACTGCGTGGGCTGCGAGGGATGCTGCGACGGATGCTGCGTGGGATGCTGCGTGGGCTGTACAAACCTCTCACTTTCTTGAAGTCGTGGATTCTGGAGGTACCATATGAGCCAGCAGGACACTGTCCGGAGTCTACGGAACCTCACCATTCTCTCACCACTCATGATTGAGGCGTGCGCGATCGTTAGGAGAGAGATCGTGCACGGAGCCAAGGTTTTTGACCACGTTCTGGACTTCCACGACGTTCAGCTCATGTCGTTCGGGAGAGACCAGATAGTGCGTCGTGGCGAGCAGTACGACAGAGGAAGAGTGAAGTGAGAGTATTCATCGCGGTACACTGGAAGACCGGACAGACGGTCGAGGTCTTCACCGGAGAGGATGACAGCTGCATACCCCACGAGTACTACGACCACACCTTCATGCCTCCTCCCCACGGAAAGGAGGGCAGGTACACGGGATGCATTCTGTTCTACTACTGGCCGGAGAGACAGCGTCTGGAGTTCGTTCCTCCGTGCGGACCTGCTCTGTGCTGGGAGTGCTGCGTCGGCAGGGGTGAGAGTCCGGACACGGTCGTGACGCCCGATCGCTGGGCTGTGTTCGATGCGTGGGCGAAGAGGACTTTCTGATGGCAACCACAACAGTCTACACGATGAAGATCCGCATTACCTGCAAGGACACTCCGTCCATGCCGTTCGAGTTTGACGCGGTTGTCGTATCGTACACCGATACCCTAGCCGTACAGCGTGAGGCAGAGAAGCTCGGAGGCAGAGTTCAGTCCATGTCGCAGCAGGTCAGCACTGCAGGTGAACTCATCAAGTGCATGCGCGCAATGAGAGAGGGATAGTTCTGATGAAGACAACAGTTGACTTCTACACAGTATCAGTCTGAAAATAGTTAGTTCTTCCACTTTACTAGGCCGCTGGAATAGCGTACTATACGTATATAGAGAGGGTTATGCGAATGGCCGAAGTTATGTTTAGCGAGCAGACTCATCCGAAGCTACACACTGCGGTCACTGCGGCACTTCGTGTTGTTGGAGTAGAGGTCATGACGCGCAGTCTGTCCGGAGGTCCCCTCACAGCTGACATGCTCAGGAACGCAGAGCGCTGGCTCATGGTGAGATCGATGAGGTTCGACATCGCGGAGGAGGTGGTGAAGTGGACCGACGGACGAGGCCCGTGTATCTTCTCCACCTTCTCCGATGCCATGGAGATAATGAACGGTCAGGACCCAGGAGCAGACGTCGTGCTTCTCCTCTACTCTGCAGTCTCGGAGGACTTGTGATGCCCGCAGTTGTATACCGAGTCACCGTGATCGAGGCGTGCAGGATGGCACGTGCCGAGCTGGAGTCCCTCTCTCAGGAGATCCGCAGAGTGGTCGACCGGGGAGTGCCGAGCCTGGATGGTATGGAGCGAGTGAAGATGCTCAGAGAGACAGCAGAGACGCTGGACTCTCTGAAGATACCGATACCTCCTGTGCTGATCGACTTCGACACTGTTGAGTTCCTGCAGTTCTCGACCGCACGCAAGCGCGGTCCGTCGCGCCGCGAGCGCTGCGACAACGTGTCGTATGCACTCAGGTCTGTGGGAGAGCACGCTATGTCAGTGAAAGGGATGACGATTCAGTTCTCTGTGTTCAACAACACTCTTGAGAATGTAATTATGACCCTGGAGACCCTGCGGTTTCCCAACATGTACGGAGTGGTTCATGACTGATCACAGCAGGAGTCCTGACTACAACAACTTTGCTGGCATGCCAGTAACGAGAGTGAGTAACGAGGAAGCACTGATCCTAGTGGCTCTAGCCACGTTTCGCCCGTTCACCAGGTCTGACTGGGACATGTATGCAGGATGTGAGAGCATTTATCCGGCCATATGTGAGGATGCTGTTCTGTACGAAAAGCACTACACGATTGTACTCGATGGTGAAGTGTTTAACATCACCCAGCATGGTGATCATGGAAGAGGCTCTATGTTTGCTCTGCACAATACATACGAGGAGTGACGAAACACGACCACGTAGAGTTCTGCGTCGTGGTTGTGTCTGCAGGATGTACCTGCACTGAAGAGTCTGAGGAGATAAGTATGTTCTGGAAACTGTGGGAAGTCCCGACTGGTCCCGAGTCGAGCACCGAAAAGCGACTGGTTCTGGAGGGATCGAGGGAGGATGTTCTCGAGCAGTACGAGGAGGATCGCCAGGATGAGGGCGGTGGCGGAGATGCCCTCATTGTTGTCGATGACAATGGCAATACCGTCTACGCGTGTAGCTGACGAAACGCCCTCACGAGGGCGTCTGCAGGGTAGTGCTCCCACCTGCACTGATGAGTCAGGAGCCATGTATAGGATGCATACAATGTCTGAATCGAATACCACTGTCTCCACGGTCGAGGGAGAGTCTTCCTGGAAGAAGTTCTTCTCGCAGATGAGCGAGTCGCAGATGTGTGAGGTCTGGGACTCGTGCTTCGAGGAGGGCGTCATCACCGAGCAGCGCACGGACGCTCTTAAGCCTGACTGCGAGGTCATGTGCGAGCTTCTCGAGGGCAAGGAACATGTCGATGTTGTTGTCGCCTGCTCCAATGTTCAGGACAAGAACATCCTTGAGATCCTCATGTCTCGTCCTCTGACTGTCGCTGGCCCGACTTCTCGCGGAAGCCAGTCTGTCCCCCACACTCGCCCGAACGGCTCCAAGTCGACTGGTCCCAGGACTCCTCGTGCCCCCACAGTGCCAGGAGAGAAGCCAGTGACTGCTCGCGGCGCTACGATGGATGAGGACCCTCATGTCATCTCGTTCGTGAAGCCGAATCCGAAGAAGCCCTCGTCAGCGGCTCATGGACGCTACGCTCTCTATGTCGTCGGCATGTCCATCGCCGAGTTCATCAGGGCTGGTGGTACGAAGGCCGACGTACTCTACGACATGTCGAAGGGCTTTATCGTGGCAGTGGACCAGAAGGAGTGGGCTGCGTCGCAAGAACCGAAGGAGGGCTGATCCGTCAGCAAAGCGATAGGTGATCGCAAAATAAAGCGGCTGTTCGGCCCTTATAGGGCTTTACAGTCGCTGGAGTTGGAGTAGGATACGTCTATAGGGTGTAGCGCCCTAATCGCCGCCAGCGAATAACGAGGAGAGTACGATGCCTAACATCATCCACGACTACAGTGTTCTTACAACCACCCAGCTGCTCGTAGCGTTCAATACCGCCCAGGATACTCTTGGCCACGACGAGGATGCTCACCTCAAGCGTCTGAGGGACCACAAGACCGGAATCGATCGCGTCATGCGGGCTCACGAAGAGCTCGTCAACATGCACGGATATGCCGAGCTTGAGCTGCTCGATTCCGAGCATGCTCGGTGGATTATCGAGAGACCCAGGCAGCAGGAGCAGACTGCCGCTCGCCCGACCGATGGTCGGATTGGTGCAACCACCATCGATCTCAGCGAGCATCTACATCTTCTGGTCGAGAGTAACCCGAAGCGCGCGGCGTCTCGTGCGCACGATACATTCAGGATCTACTTCGCTCTGTTCGAGCATGGTGAGGATGAGGCTCCTCCGCACCCTACTGGCAGCGACTATGTCGAGGCCATGCTCGCTGCGGGATACGACCGGAAGCTCGCGCTGTCCACGCTTCACTGGGATCTGGACCACGACTTCATCCGTCTCGGGGAGAAACCTGCTGACGTGGACATGGAGAGCCCGAGCAGCGATGACTGCGCCAGTGAGGCTGGATCTTCTGAGCCTCAGGAAGAGCCGGAGCTGTCTGAGGAGCAGATGGAGAATGCTGAGCAGGAACATATCGCAGAAGAGAGCAAGGAGGAAGAGTGAGTAAGATCAAGGACACGACCGAGTGCCACGGCGCAAAGCTGAAGTTTGTGCGCCGTGGTGAGCTGATCGAGCCGGAGAGTCAGTACTCTGGTCGAGCATTTTGGTGTAGGGAGAGACAGAGAGGTTGGACCTCCGCTCCGTGCAGACATATTCAGGAGAAGAAGTAGATGGTACCAACACTCAAGACCCAGAACTGTGTAGGCGACCTGACATGTCCATGACTCAGCAGCAGTATCAGCACAGATACATAGTCTCCAAGGAGAGAGAGTACCTGGCTGAGTGCTGGTTGAGACAGTATGGTGCTGGGGTGTGGGGACTAGCGTGGGAGGGACAGTGCGCGATCCTAGACAGGCACAGAGATGAACTGTCAATAGTTCTCAGAGCAGTAGCATCAGGATCATCGATGCATCTGGTGTGGGAGAGGATGGGTCAGTCTCTGTCTCGCGAGGAGCGAGGTCGCGCGTTCATGTGGAGAATGAGAATACTGACCAGGAACAGTGGACACTATTTCAGTCGAGTGTGTCCTCTACTTCATGGTAACTCGTTCGGACTGTCTAGAGGACCGTACTTTACCGAAGAAGAGAGGAGAGAATTCCTGAGTACAGAGATACTGTAGAACTCTTCACTTGTATCCTTACCATGTCTGCGTAACAACCATATTCCAACAAGCAACGCCGTGGAGCTGAGCCACAGTAGGTTGACAGTACGGCTATCGGACATACTAAGATGATTCATGCTCATGCAGAACTATACAGCAGACTGTCCAGCGTCCAGACCTTTGCCCTGTGGGCGGAGCTGCACAGGCAACACCTCGTTGACGACGCACCAGATCTCCAGCTCGCCCGAGGCGAGGTCCTGGCTGAGAAGTGCCGAGGGCTCTCTCATGCGGAGGTGGTCATGTCAATCGCGCACCGATCCGAGACATTCTGGTCCGACGTTCTCTGCGTGATACTGAGGAAGCCGATATATCTCTGTGCCAAGGGTGAGACTGGTGTAGAGATGACTGACGTTCTCGGTCGCCCGCTTCCTCTCCCGATTGGTCATCGTCGTGGAGAGCCTGTCGGGACTGGAGGAATGCCAAGGAAGATTGCCTCGCGCCTAGGCGGTCGTGTTCAGTACCAGCGGAAGTTTGATCCTCGTGTCATCACCGTCTTGGCGGATAGGAATCCGAAGCAGCCCACAAGTAAGGCGTATACCAGATTCCAGATGTACTATACTGGAATGACAGTCACTGAGTACACCACACTCGGGGGAACCATGTCCGATATTGTGCACGACACAGCCAAGGGACACATTAAGGTGGACATGCCATGATCATTATCGCAGCAGGAGAGGTGGTCGCAGTGTTAGTCATCGCCGGATTCGTCGGAGGGTACATCTTTGCGTTCACGGACAGAGGACAGAGGATCAGGCGCTTCTTCGGGGGGCACATTTGATCATTCTGTACGACGTACATCGGAGAGGGAAGTTCGTCATGCGAGCTTCTCTTCAGGGACTAACTCTCTTTCTCCCGATCGACGGACCAACAGCCGCCAGGGTAGTCTACGAGCAGCGCTCCATGAAGTCTGACTCTCCGACGATAGTTGCGTCATGCGGTACTCCGCCTGACGTGTTCAGCGTGATGATAGCGACCGAGGTTCTCGGCGTAACTGTTGACTGATACTGGACACGCGATGCCTACAGTTAATATGGTGTGCAGGGCGCTCATACTCATCGTCGCCGCAGTGGTGATGGTTCAGTTCGAGCGAGACATTACTGGAGTAGTGAGATGATCGAAGATGTGAAGACTGCCGACCGAATGCTGACAGAGGTTCTGGAGGAGATCGAGATACTGCGCGCTGAACAACTGGCCGACCGGGACACGCTGCAGTTCATGTACAGGCGGGAGGAGTCCCTGAGCAAGAAAGTCCGAGTTCTGAGCGACACTAACGAGCACCTGAATATCACCATCAGAGTGCTGTCTTCCCAGTTGTCCAGTGCGCTATCGCAGATGTCCAGTCTTCGGTATCCAGTACGCGCTGACATTGACCTCAGTGACGACGGGACCGACGCCTAGGTTTTTAGGGGTTACTACCTAGTCGCGAAATAGCCTTCCAGAGCCTAGCGCGGGTGCTAGAGGGCGTTTATTTAGGTGGGTGCTACCCTACTAGCCTAGCGGCGTAGCGCCCGCGTAGCGCCTTCCCAGCGGTTAACAGGAGACAGACATGAGTGATCACAGCATATTTTTCTTCTCTCTGGTCATTGGCTTAGTGGCTGGACTTATATCACCAAGATCGATGATATTCGGAATACTGGTGTATGTGATTATGCGTGAGATGACAATTCCACTTCCGCTATAGGAGACACACATGTGCTACAAGAAGATAGTAGAGTTCGAGAATGAACATCTCACTCTGTTCCAGTGCTTCGACAATGGAATGACGTTCGAGGAGGCGAGGGATGCCCTGAAGCTCGAGGGACTCGCGATCATTGTCGCCATGCAGGAGTGGGACAGCTTTGAGGAGACAGAGAGTGAGCTCGGATCCGAAGCTTGAGATGTACAGAATGCTGCACGGCGCTCCTCAGACTGAGCTCGAGAAGTTTCGTGGACTTCTGGAGTACAGGAACAGAATGGCACTTCCGGAGGAGTCATTCTCGGAGGGTGGTCTTCTGAGATCACTCAGGAGACCAGCTGCGATGAATCCGCCTGAGGAGAACTTTCTCGGAGCTGCGGGATACATCAGGATACATGGTCGCCACATCGAGGTGACCGAGTCCGGGAATCGACTACTCGAGGAGATGAGAAGATGACAGCTGTAGTATTCAGAACTGAGACACTGCTGAGTCCTGATGCATTTCAGGTATTCGGAGTGTCTGCGAAGCCGAACTCGAATAACCCGATTGGGTACTTCGGTACTGGTCTCAAGTACGCAATCGCTGTACTGCTCCGAGAGCACATCGATGTGTCCATATACATCGGTCTCGACCACTACGTCTTCTACACGAAGAGGGGCGAGTTCAGAGGGACGGACTATCAGCAGATACGAATGAAGAAGAGGGGCTTCATGGGATCGTGGACGTACCACCAGCTCCCGTTCACTACTCAGCTTGGGAAGAACTGGAAGCTCTGGCAGGCTCTCCGTGAGCTACAGTCCAATACTCTGGACGAGAGAGGCGGATCTCTGGTGTCCGGAGAGCAGGTCATGCCAGAGAGCGGCATGACGAAGATAGTCGTACGCGGAGATGCGTTCATGGCCGAGTACCTGAAGATCGGAGAGATCTTTCTCCCGGACGCTCACAGGAGTGACACGCCTTGGGACGGGAAGCAGCAGTGTGAGATCTTCAATCGTCCGTCAGAGTTCGTGTACTTTCGCAGTCTTCGCGTGAAGGACCTCCCGAGAGAGTCTCACGCCAACCTGACATATAACATACTGGAGCCGCTGCAGCTGACGGAGGATCGTACAGTTCTGTACGACTTCTACATGCACCGTATCATCTGTAACGCCATCGCTGTGTGCGATGACCAGGCCATCTGCGAGCTAGTAGCCAAGTCCGACGACGACACTCTGGAGGGTCGCCTGGACTGGGACTGGTGCAGCGTCGCGTTGGGACCGGTGTGGCTGGAGGCCGTAAGACGATATGGAAAGAAGCACCAGCGTGCGTACCAGTTCTCCACGAGATACGATGCACCAGTTGTTCAGGCAAGAACATGGAAGCACGTGCTGTGCGATGCGATCGACGGGTGTGATCGGGATCTGATAGTCGACACTGTTCTGGAGAATGCGGAGACTGTAAAGGCGCTGATACGGGGATACTAGCCGAACAGTATCCTGTCTACTTCTGGCCACAGCCATCTACTCGGCCCACCGTCACACTTCAGAAGTGGCGGTGGGCCTCTCTGTAGTCCAAGTGTGAGAACGTGTCTCATGTCTCTAGCATGATGCAGCCAGAGCTCATCAACTGCCGGTCCCTTCCGAGGTCCTCCAGAGTGCCGTCGACGCGTGGCCATATATATACGCCCGCCCGCCCTAATGCGACGCTCACACCAACCTACCTGCGCCGGTCGAATCTCGACAGAGTAAGTCTCAGTGAACTTTAGCTCGATCCAGACCTCGTATCCCCTACAGCATCCGTTCAGGTCCGGCACACCAGCACCTATGGAACCTGTCTCGATGCGCTGAAAGTCAACGTGAGGCATGTACTTCCGAAATCCCTCCGGCCACAGTCCACCGTCGCTAGACATACCTTTAACCCCGTACTTTTACCTAAGCTAAACCACGTATAATTCGGAAGCCGTTCCAGACCGCTCCAGAGGCCGCTGGAGCCTTACGGAAAAGGCGGGCGCTACCCTAGTAGCGCCCGCCCTAATACCCTATCCAGCGACGCTGGCAGCGCGTCAGACGTCAGACCTCCTCGATGCTTGTTGCACGACGCCAGACGCGAAGTCCGTCCGTCATCTCCTTCTTCAGTTCTCCGGTGGCCTCGTCGACCTCGTAGTCTCCGATCTCCTCGTCCCAGACCTTCCTGAGCTCGGACACTCGTCGAGTGATGAGGTAGAAGTCTATCGCCCCACTTGTGCGAAGCCCAGCTCCCCGGCTCCCCAACTGCTTCTGCAGTCTGACTCGAGCATCGCCGGTGCACGGGACGAAGAACGACTGTCCGTCCTCGCTCAGGCTGATGATCGCCTCGGTCTCCTCGGACCGAGCATTGCCTCGGCTGGCACCAGGCGGAAGCGGAACATTGTCCTCAATCTCGAATGCCATTTTTCTTCTCCTCTTATTCGCAGCTGCGATTCCCGGTATTGGGATCGAACGTGCAGGCGGCGTTCTCGTTGCTGGTGGACTTCTTCAGGAGAGCCATGCGCTTTCCGTCAGAGTTGAACACCGTGCATCCCTTGGCTCCGAGCTCATGAGCTCGAGAATAGATGTTCTTGAAGTCGTCCCAGGCCATCGTTCCGTCGACGTTGCAGGTCTTCGAGACGGACGAGTCGACGAGCCGGGAAGCGACTCCGAGCACGTCAACGTGCTCAGTGGCGGTCACCTGGTGGGTGAACTTGGACTTGGTCCCGAAGGTGGCGGCAGCATAGTCCTGTAGCCTGACGATGACTGGACCGTCAGGAGTGTTGACTGCACGCTCGGTCCACTCCTCGAACACCGGCTCGGCGGACGACGACAGATTGTCGTTGCACATCGAGATTGTTCCTGTTGGGGCGATGGACAGGAGGTGAGAGTTGCGAATTCCGAACTTGCGGATGTTGTGCTGGATGTCCTCTGGAAGAGTCCTGATGAACTCACCCCCGCAGTAGAGGTCGGCGTCGAATAGCGGGAACGATCCTTTCTCCTTGGCGATCTCGACTGATGCACGATAGGCTGTGTCGCGCAGAGTAGTGAGGATCCTGTCCTCCATCAGGAGGAACACAGACTCTCCGTAGGGCATTCCCATCGTCTCGAGAGCATTGGCGAGACCCATTACACCGAGACCCATTCGACGTTTGGACTTCGCCTCCTCCTCCTGCTGTACTAGAGGGAACTTTGCTCGGTCGATGACGTTGTCCATTGCACGAACGACGTGAGGAATGTCCTCGATGAACTGGTCGAAGTCGAAAGCCCAATCTTGCCTGTTCTGCATATCTTGACCAATTGGAACAAGATACTGCGTCAGGTTGAATGAGCCAAGAAGACATGCACCAAAAGGTGGTAATGTCTGTTCCCCGCAAGGGTTGGTCGCCGCAATAGTCTCACAATACCACAGATTGTTCATGCGGTTAATTGTGTCGATGAATAGAACACCAGGCTCTGCCCAGTCCCACGCCGACTGCATGATAGACTCCCACAGCTCAGCAGCCATGACAGTCTTGTAGATCTCGCCTTTAAACTCCAAGTCGAACTTGGCGTCACGAGCAACAGCATTCATGAAGTCATCGGTAATCGCGACTGACATATTGAACCCAGAGAGGTTTTTATTGTCATGCTTGGCATTGACGAACTCCATAATGTCTGGGTGATCGACTCTGAGCACGCCCATTTGCGCACCGCGTCGATGTCCTGCTGAGGATGTTGCTCCGCAGACAGCGTCGAAGACGTGCATAAACGAGAGTGGTCCGGAGGAGTTCGACTGGAGCTTCTTAATGAGCGTACCGCGAGGTCTAAGCGTCGAGAAGTCGTATCCGATTCCTCCGCCCATTCGCATTGTGGCAGCAGCTTCAGTTACTCTTCCCATGATCGATGAACCATGTTCATTGTTACAGTCCACGAAGCTGTCAGGGATAGTTCCGCTAACAAAACAGTTGAACGGTGTCGTGTCGCGCGACGATCCAACAGCAGCCTGAATCCGACCGGCAGGGGAGAATCGCTGAGTCATGAGTATGTCGCGAAAGTGATGGTAGTGACGACTGCTGCCCTTGTCCACCATCGCGGTAGCAATTCGGTTCATGGCGTCTCTGAAGGTTTCCCCGACTCCTCTGTATTTCATTGCGTGGAGTTGGTCACAAAATTCAACCTGTGGTCCCATGGCGAATGTATTCCTGGACAATTGAATGCTCCTCATTCTTTGTCTGTCAGCGGTCAGATCATCGACGGATTTCTGACCATCTGCATCGCGGTGTGGCGAACGTCTGCGTCCATCTGGCTACCCTGCTTCAGGATCCAGCTCACATAGCTGGACGGAAGATCCCTGAATGCAACGCCACGGTGCTTGCCGAACGGCATCTTCCTGAGAGTAATCGGTCGGTGGGACATATCGACCAGATCAGCAAGAGTGTGGTCTGCCAGCATGCGCTGCAGGATCTCGTCAGTGACGAGCGTATCGTACAGCGCCCTGTGAGGGTATAGGTCGGACGGTAGCTCGGGCCGGACGTCGAGCCAGTAGCGCAGCACCTGATTGGAGTGACCGGGAGCATCCGGCCAGATCTGCATGGCGCAGCGATAGGTACAGATCCAGCGATTCCTGTCACCGAGGGACGGATCAAGATCCTTCAGGAAACCCATGTCGAACGCAGCATTGTGCGCGACCCAGATAGTGTCCGGCCCAGTATCCATCCACCTTATGCAGTGAGCGAGAGCAGCCGCAGGAGTTGGCTTGTCGGCAACGTCGCTCTCGAGAATGTGGTGCACGGCCTTCGCCTGCGGAGGAATGTCGCGACCAGGATTGCAGAGAGACTCCTGGAATCGAATCTCTCCAGCATATCCTCGGTTATGGTCCTCGCCGTCTCGACCAACGAGCGCAATCTCCACCAGCCGATCCTCCTCTGGATCCAGTCCGGTGGTCTCTGTGTCGACAACTACGTACTTTCTCATGACTTCATCCTTGCCAGTCTGACTGATATCTCGTTGACGACTGCCTCGCGCATCGCCTTCTGCCGCGTCTGAAGATGCGACACGTAGATGGACTGCCACATGAACGGATCGCGCAGTGCCATTACCAGGTCCATGTCTGTCAGCTCAGGAACCGACAAGAGGACACCTGTGCTGGTGAATACTCTCACGTCTGACGATGTTGGACTATCACTCACTGTCTCTTCTCCAGTCTGTCTGCCAGTAGTATGAGGTCCTCTGAGGCGTGCCTTAGGTTCTTCGCCCACTCACGAAGCTGCTCTGGACGAATGCGCCGACGCTCTATCGTCGTGCAGATCTGTCCCATGGTAGGGGCAGTCTCACGATGGATACGCTCCAGAGTATCTCCGACTGTCTCTACCACGAATGCTGTCCCCCACGCGACCGCTGCTGCGCCTCGCGCTATAGTAGGGCCGTCAGCTTTTCGTAGACTAGCTGTGCCCATACGAATCAGGTTTCTCATATTACGTGACTCCAGGTTATACCACGTACAGCTCTGTACAAAGCTCTTGGTTTCACACAGAATACTTCAGCAATTACAGTAATTGCAAATCCTCTATCTTTGAGTCGTCTTGCAGCTAATACTCTTGCTTCGGTCAGAGTTGCTGAGTGATGATCACTTCCGCGTGGCAGCTCGGAGAGATTATGTGCATTCCTCCCCTTCTTACACATGTCCTTCATGTTGTCAGAATGAGTTCCTTCAAATAGATGACTCTCTTCTACACATGATGGATTATCACATGTGTGCAGGGACATATGATCTGGAAGAATAGACCTACCGAGTTTGCGCTCAAGAATCCATCTGTGGAGTCTCCACTGTTTCCCATCTATATGTTGTAGAGGGTATCCATCTCTATCAAGAGTGTGTGGCCAGCTTCGACATCCTTGCTCATCAGGAACTATATTACTTATGATTGATGGAAGATTCTCATGATATCTTCTCATCTTATAGTTCTTCTGGACAGTATCTCTGTATTACCATCCCCTGGAGCTGATGCCATTATCTCCTCGAAAGTTGGTGGCGTTATCCCTTTATCCATCTCCTCAGATGCCATTCCCCAGTTTTTACCCCAGGCTCCGTCTACTTTCATTGGAATCTTCAACTTAACAACATTCTCCATAATCTCGTTAATTCTTGCTGCGTCATGAGGACTGTCTAGACCAAGGTCGATCTCGTCATGCATCTGGAGAAGCGGAATTAGACCATCACGATAGCACTCGCGCATTGCCATCTTAGTCTGGCGAGCGGACGATCCCTGGATGAGAGAGTTCATCGCCTTGCGGGTATTGGCACGGCGAATCTTTCGCTCATTTCTCCCTACTTTCTCCATGGCAGCCTCGTACGGAAGAAGGAAGTTACCAGTAGCGTCGCCTCGCCACTTCGGCTCCCACTTGTCGAACCTGCACCGTGCGCCGTCAAGAAGACGGATGAACCCGCGCTGCTGAGCACGACCCTCACAGAACTCGTTAAGCTTCTCGATGAACGGCATGCGGGCATTGTACTGGTTGACGATCTCCTGCGCCTCCTCCAGAGTCACTCCGAGAGAGTGGGCCAGCTTCGGGAGACCCATACCGTACATCAGTCCGAGGTTGATGATCTTGGCCTGCTTTCGAGTAAGTCCAGTGAGCTCTGCGACCATTGTGTGAAAGTCAGCACTGGGATCGTCACAGTAGTATCTGACAGCATCCTCAGCCCCGGTGATTCTGCAGAGACTGGCAAAGTGAACTCCCATCCTTGGTTCCTGCTGAGAGTAGTCAGCAGCATACCAGAGCTTCCCTTGCTCGGCCTCAAAGATACTTCTAATGAGTCGTCCGTTTGCAGATCGTGCAGGAATCTGCTGGAGAGGTGGGTTAGCATAGGAGAATCTGTACGTGCGAGTGCCACCGTCATCGTCCCTTAGTTGGTGGATCTCCGCGTGGATCTTCCCGAGGTGGACTGATCCCAGGATATAGTTCCCGATGAACTTGTCGGACAGATCGTGGAGCTGTCTTGCCCTCACTATCATCTGCGGAAGCCAGTGCGCGCTCTTCTGCATCCAGTCGGACTTGAAGCTACCCATGTTAGTCTTGGGAGTACGGGGATACGGAACCTGCTGCTGGTCGAAGAGCTCCATGAGCTTGACTGGAGAGTTTATGTCCTTAGTCGTGAGCGCGCGGCGTAGGGTAAGGTCTCGCGTAGCAGCGGCTAGTACGTCTGACAGCTGCGAGTTTAGGCTAGACCTGACCTGATCAGCACGGTCCTCGTTGATGACGATGCCACGACGGCGCATCTCGTTGCACATCGGCATGATGTCCATCTCGAGTCGGTACGCATCAGTGAGATCCTGCTCTGCGATCCGAGGCTGCAGCTTCTCGAGAAGACCGATTGTTGCCAGAGGATCCTGAGCAGCATACCCGCCCACGTACCTCGCCGGTAGTCTCCACATGTCCTTCTTCGGGTCGATACCGAACGCAGCTGCTGCCTCACACAGCTTTGCCTCGTCTTTCCCCGGCACACCCTCTCGCCGACAGCAGTTGTCGAGACTGTACGACAGCTCGTTCTCGTTCGCGATGCACGCCATGTGCTGCGTGTCCTCGGACTTGTCGGGATCGAAGGTCACTCCCTCTGTTCCCAGCCATCCGGTGTCGTAACTGCTGTTGTGGAATACGTTCTTCGCTGACCTACTGGCGGCGTCCTGGAGCCAGGCCATCGTCTCTCCTGGATCCATGTTGTCGGTGTCTGGATGACGGAGGGGAATGTAGTGGGACTCTCCGCCCCACGCGACTGACACTCCAGCAATGTGTCCGTCGCGTGTCGCCCAGCCAGGACCTCTGTCATTGGCGAGACCGTTGTCCCGCGTCTCCGTGTCGATTCCCAGAACTACTCCGCTGGGAACGACCGGAAGGCTGGTCGGAGCCTTCCAGTCTGAGCTTGGTACGAACAGAGGTAGCTGCATTCAGATATACCCTCTCTTCTTCATCTGACTCTGGATCATCCGCACATGGTCAGCGATGGCTCTGTCTCGGTCAGTCTTGATGAGATGATCGTACAGTCTGCCAACACTGCACCGAACAACCTGATTCATCAGTTCTGTTCTGAACGGACTCTGAGTACTGTTTCGGCAGATGAACCCGACAGCACTCATCAGCTCTTCGTCAGCTCTTATCTTCGGCACGCTTCTGTCCTCTCGTGTATGCAGCCTTCCACTGGATCGTCACCTCAGTCCTGGTACCGAATCCGTCAGCGTCACCCTTATTCCTCTTCTCACGAAGCTGAACGAGGCCAGGGTGGAGTTCCCTCAGTCGCTTGGCTGACTCCTCGTGCACCTCGTGCGTGCGCCACTCAGAGCATCCACCAGCAGCATTGGTCATCGCCTGACCCTGTGCCCAGAAGTAGCTGCAGCAGTTGCTACCGCCATTCTCGAGGATCTGGAGGGAGATGTCGAAGTCCTCCATGACCTGAGTACGACCGTGCTCGCACATGTTGAACGCCACAGTCTGGAAGCCCTGAACTCGCATGAGACGAGTGTTAGTCTTGGAAAGTTCAAGGACTCCGCCTACACCGGCACGGTTATTGCCCTCACGAGCGGAGATACCGACGTTCTCCCAGCTGTCGAGTGCCTCCTCCATCCAGTTCAGCATTGCCTGTGCATCATCGTGTGTCGTTCCTGCAAGCTGCCAGGTGTCAGTACCCCTGCGGACGAGAAGACCAACATCATCGTCCATGATGACGAACTTCTTCAGTCCCTCAGCGGATGCTCGTGCTCCGATCCACCTGCGAACCATTGCGATATTCGGCTGCTCCGGACAGCACAGAAGCCGAGCAGGAATCCCCAGCTCGAGCATCACCACAGCGTACTTCCACATCTCGTCAGGTCCGACAACATACACTACGTCGGTCCCTAGCGGGAGCTCCTTTGCCGGACCCCTGAGCATTCGCTCATCGTACCGACCTCTTGACGGAACATATACTGTCAGACTCATGCCATGTCGTCCTCTTCATCGCGCGGATGATGATGTCCGCCGTCCTCAGGGGAGCCGGGAGAGAACTGCTCCGCACTGCGGATGACAGTCATGAGAGCTTCCCTGGCAGTCTCGAGATCGATCAGCGTGCGCCACTGAAACATCATCCTACAGACAATGCGCTCGTTGTCACTGAGCTCGTATGTATCGCAGAACTGATCTACGACACTCGTCGGGACACCAAGATGCTTTGGGGCGGGATAGTCCCCCATCCTGTGTAACTCGATGATCTTGTCGATGAAGTGTCCGGCCTTCTGTAGACCGATCCGTCCGTCCTTCTTTCGCCACCGAGAGATGTACTTGGTGGTGCATCCCTCGAGATAGCGGACGCCGAACTGGGCACAGACATCCCAGTGCTGCATCTTTCCGGCGGAAACCTGATAGTGCGTTCCGCCGATCTGCGTCTTGTTTACGATGCTCATGCTGCAGTTACCTCCTGTGTCTCGCACAGCGACTCGATGACGCCGGCAATCTTCGGTCGAACTGCAAGCTTGTCAAGTCGCAGTTCCATGTATAGTTCGTGTGCCTCTGGCAAGAGAGGACTCTTCTCGAAGAATGACTCCAGCTGCGAGGCAACTTCCTGGGCAAACTGATTGCCCAGCATCTTCTGCTCAATGCACCAGATGTACAGCTCGAGAGAGTCGCAGCACTTCAGCTTGCGCCTGTCGAGATGGGACAGTCCAACCTCCAGAGGAAGACCAAGATCGACGCAGATCCGATCCTCCAGAAGATCCATGGCATTCTTGACACCAGGAGCGAACTTCTTCGTTGTGGCCGGCATGTCGCCAACCCACGCTTCTGGAACATCGTGTGTGAGACAGAGAGCAACAAGTCGAGGGAAGTCCCTCGGCCACAGTGTCCGCATGAGCATAGCCACGCCCCACTGGTGCATGGCATTGTTGTACGATCCGACGTGACGAATGCCGTGACAGCGCTCGACAGCACCACCTGCCCTGATCTGGACGATTCTGCGCAGAGTCTCCGACATCACTTCACTCCTCTCACGCGACGAGTCATCCACCGATCGCAGGCGATGGACCAGTCGTGTGCCGCACAGCTGCTCAGCTGAGCACGAGCACCCTCCAGATCCTTACCACTCTTCCACAGAGAGTGTGCGCGGTGCATCGGAAGAACAACCTGGAGCATCCAGTGAGAGCGGCACCACGTTCCAGAATAGAAGTTGTCGCTCTGGTCGTGTCTGTTCGCTACAAAGTACTCGCAGTCTTTCAGGACCTGCTCAGCATCGAACTTGAGAGACTGCCTGGAGTTACCGGACACAATGGGGAACGGCTCCATCACATCGTACTCACTGACGCAGAAGTCGGACTGGAAGTCGTTCGCGCCGACTCTGTCGAACACGTCCTTGTACGCATGGAAGTTGTTGCTAACCTGATAGTAGGTGCCGAGTCGCATTCCGGCCAGACCAGCAACGACCTCTCCGAGAACCGACATGTGGACCACGTTGGCACCGTATGCCCCGAAGATGGCGTCGTTCGAGCGATTACAGACTGTGATATCAAGTGTCTGCTCTCCGCTGAGATCCTCCTGCGTGCGGAACATGATTGAAGTATTGCACGGAAGGTCGGCCTTCTCAGCACCGAGATCAGTCTCAGGATCCCACATCGCCATCACGCAGCGACGAGTGATGGAGTCCTCGTAGAGCATCCGACCGATCTCTGTGATCTGGTCTACACTGTTGAATGTTCCATCTCTTCGATCCTCGAAGTGATTCCGCCACCGATGTCCGTAGGCTCCGTGGATCATTCCGTCAGACTCAGCATACCTCTTCGAGAAGTCGCCGACGTAATAGTCGAGCCAGCGTCCGTCACGTGATCCTGCCAGCATCCACACGCTCTCCATCATGTGGAAGAACGGATTCGCGTCGCGCAGAGAGTCGAAGTGGACTCGCTCCGTCGGGTGCGAGTAGACAGTGGTCACCGGAGTCGGAGCCACCAGAGCCTGCGCCACGCGAGTTCCCTGCAGATCACCGCAGTCCAGGAGGTGCCTCATTCCCTGACGGTAGGCATCATTGACATTTCGAGAGCGAATTACATGCATGATAGACTCCCTATGCTACAATCACTCGACGCCACTTCCCAGAGTAGACGTCGACTCTCTCCACTGGCACCAGCCCATGATCAGTTATCAGGACTGGTCTTCTCCTGTCATCGAGTGAGTGGACCATTCTGATCTCCCCACTCTCCGACATCACCGCCTCCCCCGGACCCGGCATCTTACAGGGCCAGTTCAGAACTCTGACCGGCGGCTCCATCCACGCAAACTGCGCATACCACTCTCTGTCTCTCTGAAGTAGAGACGCTCTGTGGGACGCATGAATCCTCTCGACTCCTACCCACTCCGGAATGTCCGGACACTCCTGGTCCCACTCCTTAGGGATCTCGTAGATCTTGCGTCCGTCCGCAGACCGGGGGGACGGAATGCCTCTGTCGTGTCCGCGGAGTAGTATCTCCTGGATGGCGTAGTCAGTGTACCTGACGAGAGCCTGTGGGTGATGATACCACATGAGCGTTGTATTGTGGTATCTGTCACGACCGCCATCTCTGTGACCAGCTATCATTCTCAGCAGGTGTATGCAGTTGCTCACCTGTGTCCCGAGGACCTGTGAGTCCAGAACGTGAACAGAGAGACGGAAGTTCGGGTATGGGAGCCATGTTATCAGCATAGCTATAGCTTAGCGGGACAGCTACTTGTTCGCAAGGGTCGGGCGCGTGATACCGCGCGCCTCAGTGTACAACTCTTCCATTATTATCTCGACGATCTGTCTGTTAGTCTCGTCGTTGTACCATCTGTTGAGTCCAGAAGGATGCGGAATACAGATGACGGTTCTGGAGACGTAAAGCTGCGGTAGTAGTAAGCCCGCCGCCCTTCGCACGGCTGCCCCAAGTAGCACTATAGTGTCGAACTCAGTAGTCAAACTCTCCTCGATGCTCTCCCAGTGAGTACGAGCGTTCTCGATGTGCCACTTCGTCTCCTGACCGAGATTGTATCGGTGGAACGTGTTGAGATAGTCGTGGATGGTCGCCCCTGTTCTTGCGTTCAGGAGTCTCCAGAGATTCCATCCGGTACAGCCGACAGGCTCCGGATAGAGTGCCATCCTGGGATCGGCAGACTGAGGATGATTCTGACCTATAATGGCGACGCGTCTCATCGCAGTACCGCGAATATGGCTACCAGAATCCCGATCGGAATAGCCATGGACAGCCAGCACAGTTTCTCTATGGTATTCATCGTGCCTCCTGAGGACCCTCAGACTGATCCTGGTATTTACCAGTGTACGGCTGCTCTGTAGGCTCGTCAAGTCTGTGGAATAGAATCTGAGCGATTGGCGTACCACTGTTGAGAACTAGTGTCCGCTCACCATGATTCGTCAGTTCTAGAGTGAGGAATCCGCGCCAGTTTGGCTCGATGACAGTTGTCTGGACAGCAATACCCCGACGAGCCCATGTACTCTTGTCATGAACAGTTGCGACGATATCGTATGGCATCGCGAACTTCTCCATCGTCGATGCCAAACAGAATCCACCTGGTACTAACACGATCTCCTGGTCCAGACGGACGTCGTATCCACACGACGACAGGCCAAAACTAGTCCCTGACTGTTCGTGCTGAGTCCGCTCGCAGAACGGTTCTACAATTCGGACACAGGTATTCGTGAATGATCTAACCTTACGGATACTTTGTGCACTGAGAACTGTCATCATTTACTCCACGTGGTTCCAGGTCTTACGCCTTACAATATTTGTGATGCAGACCTGACTGACTCTGAACACGTCCCCTATTGACTCATGACGTATTCCAGTTGTCGCAATCTTACGAATAGCTCTGACTTTTCTCTCGTCAAGCTTAGAGTTACCATATTTTACATCCACAACTGTCTGCGATGATAGATACTATCTTAGCATCTACTCTCTCGCATATAATTACAGACATCAGATTCTCCACCAGATCACGAGAAGTACAAGAGCAAATATCACGAGTCCCGCCATCACCTGTACACTCCTCTGGGACGACCCTGACCTAAACGGACACGCTCGTACTTGTCGAGCTCGCACAGAGTGTGCTCGACCGTGCGCATGTCCCACGGCTGCCAGTCGCTTGGCCAATTGTCGGGATTCTGCGACTCACCGAGAAGCACTCGCATCTCCTCGATGTACTTCTCCTTCGCGATCTTCTTGTCCAGATCTCGACCATGAATACGATTCAGACCACGCATTGCTCCTGGTCCCGGATTCGCCCAGGTCATGATGTCAGGAGCCTTGTCGAGCAGAGCCGTGTAGCGAAGATCGCTCACGATCTCGTAGGCCATGAAGTCTCCGAGATACGGAAACTTACGAAGCCAGTTCCACACTGTCTCCAGTGGAACCTCTCCAGGGTACTCCAGACAAACACGCGCGACTTCTCTCCAGTCCAGAACTCCAGGATCAGAATAGTCATCCCTGATAGGACGCGACAGATTCATGAATCCACGGATGCACTTAAGCACACCGGGGAGCTTAGGCATGCCGTCATACGTCTTGATGATGTACGCACCAGTGACGTATGGACCCTTGCCGCAGTACGCGAGGATTGCCATCTTCATGTCAGCAGTCCCGCTCGTCTCATCATTCAGAAGAGACTCCCAGGCAGTACATCCATTCACGCAACCAATGAGATTGTCCTGACAAAAGATCGCCTCTCCGGTCGTGATGCGGTTGAACCAGCGAAACACGACAGTCGCGAGGAGAACCTCTGGCTGGTTGCGGAGAGGATCTCGAACGTTCTCGCGGAACCACTTCGTCGTGACGTCGTCCTCTCGGAATACGTTGCAGAATCTGTACTTCTGGAGGATCGGATCGTCCGTCCACTCTGAGCGAGGAAGATCCGCCTGCCTGCGGAGAAGTATCGCATACCTTGCTCGGGCATACGCGAAGAATGCTTCAGTTGTCATGACTGGTTCCTGGCGGTTGACTCTGGCAGCCGGGCCATCTCTGAGGGGAGGTTTCAGAGATGGCCCGCTCCGCCGCCAGGTGGAGAGTACAGCCACTACCTCACCACTTTCGCTACTCTCTGCTGGTCCACCGCCTGGTGAAGTAACTGAAGAGCTACGGCGTAGGTGACACGAATTAAGTTGACGACAGCGCGTCACTCTCACCACTCTACTTCCATGACCATACACTGTTCAAGGAGACTGCAGGTGACGCAATCGCATATTGGCGCCGAGGCGTCAGACGATGTCGATGAAGCCCTTCTTGACGTCGTTGTCCAGGTCGCCATTCTGGATGCCGGCTTCCTTCGCCGCCTTTACCGTCATACCGTCGACGTATCGCGCAAAGCGATCGAACGAGGCCGAGCCGGGCTTCTTGGGATTGTGGTCGGCGCCGAACTGCTTCTCGTCCTTGTCCTTGAGCAGCGTGATGATGCTGGTCTCAGAGAATTTCGGATCGCGCGGGATGGCGCGCTTCGGAGCTTCGGCTGCAGCAGCGGCACTGGTGGCGGTCACTTCGCCGACGACAGCTTCGACATGGTCGATATTGGTAGAGGTCACTTCTTCAACAGCCTCAACTTTGGCAACAGCATCTTTGGTCATCTCAAACGCTCCTCGTGGTCTTAGGTGTATCCCAGTGTGTCGAGTCATGACCCTGTCAGCGACTATGATAGTCACGATCTCGACGGGATTGGTGGGCGGAGCAGGAGCCAGATTCTCGAGTCTGTTCCAGAGACGCTCCATGAGTGACAGTATCATGCTCTCGCTTGTCACAGTCAGGCTGTCTCTGAGTTCTTTCCCGAGGTTCTTGTCTCCGACTCTCTCTGCGGCCATGGCGCATTCGACCATGGTGAGGGACTGCCGCAGCGCAGTTCTGCTAGCAATGATGGCATCGCCGTACTGCACGATGGGGTGAGAGTCAGCCTTCAGCACACTGCTGAAGCGATAGACGTCCCCCCTCCCTGCTCTTGTTACTGCGATGACAGCCACTACTCGCTCCCTCTCAACATATACATTATATCCCGGCATGTTCTCGGCGTAAAGCCACGGTTTAGGTGAATTACGCTAAAGATTTAGGTCTATATATGAAAGTATCGAGTTGTCTGCGGAGCGACGATGTGCAGCTTCTCTCGTGCGCGAGTGACCGCAACATACCAGACTCGACATTCGTCATCTGGGTTTCTCTTCGCCTCCTGAAGAGTTCGTGCAGCCATGTCTGTCAGGAGAATAACCTCCTTCGCCTCGCCGCCCTTGATTCCGTGGATGGTCGACAGCCTGATACGTGGAGGAGACAGGAGGTCCTCCTTGCGACGGAGAGCTGCACGGATGTAGGATATATCTACGAGAGACATCTTGTCAAGTGCGTCGAACCACAGCTTCTCCCGATCCACGATAAGACCACCTCGTTCAACCAGTATCTCATACGTCACCTCCTCGTCGTCGTGCACCCCTGGGAGCGACTTGTGACCGTGCCGGATGGACTTCTTCGCTGTCATCAGATCGTACATTTTTCGACAGTCTGCCAGAGTTACTCCCGATCTGCCCTTGCGGATACGCTCCCATGTGAGAACACCGTCGAGCACTGACGGTCTGATAGATCTTGCTCCCTGGAACTCGTACAGATATCCAAGACTCCTGATCGAGTTCTCAAACTCGCGTAGAATGTAGCGGTTCCGCCCGAGAACAAGAATGTCAGGTCCGGAGAGATCCACTGACTCGAGAGAGGGGTGCCACCTGACTGAACCATCATCCTCGCGTGGGCGCCATATCTTCTCACGTCTAGTGCGAATGCGACTGACGATCTCAGACGCGACTTTCTGGACCTCACGAGGGACACGCCAGGACTGAGACAGTACTCTGACATCTCCAGGCATGTTGACAAGCGTGTCAACGTCAGCTCCGGCCCATCGATAGATTGCCTGATCGTCGTCTCCTGCGATGACGAACCGTCGAACAGTTGCGGCGAGCTTCCAGACTACCATCCACTGGAGAAGGGAGAGATCCTGCGCCTCATCGACGAATAGAACATCGAGATCCACCGTAATGTCTGAGTTGACGAACTCCACGAGCATGTCCGTGAAGTCGATTGTACCTGTATCCCTCTTATACTGTGCAAGAGCGTCCGAGAATCTCCTCACCTCGTGAAACGATAGCTCATCAGAGTCCTCGTCGTATGCCTCTCTCAGCAGAACTCCTCTCACTCGTGCGAGATTCTCCATGAAAAGGAGACGATCTCCCTTCTCGAATCCAAAAACAGTTCCGTCCTCAAGACTGAACCGTCCTGTAATCTTGTGACCCACGAGTCTGCCAAACTCCTCAAGCCTCTTACCCTCAAGAATTCCACTGGAAGAGAGACCCATAACCTTGAAGCATAGAGAGTGAAGTGTGCGGAAGTAAGGGAAGTCAGACTTTCGCATCCCGTCAAACTTCTCACAAGCTCTAGAGACAGCCTCCTCAGCGGCTCGTCTGGTGAAGGAGAGGTAACCAATCCGAGACGGTTCAACTCCGTTAGCAAGCTCATCCTGCACCATTCCAAGTAGCGTTGTCGTCTTGCCGGTCCCCGGCGGTCCTAGAATGATCTCTGGCGTGATCATGTATAGTCCTCTCCCTTCTTGGAGATGCGAATACGACCAGTCCCGGCACTCTCGATGAGTCCAAGCTCCTTCAGAGCAGCCCAGGTCTGTCTACTGAACGGAATCAGCTGCTCTCCAGTCTCGTCCTCTCGCTCGTTGTACGAGCCTAGAACACATCCTGCAGCGATGACGTGACCGTGCTTCTTCGCGATCGCGCCCTCTCCTCCGTGCTCCTTCAGAGAGCGCAGTGCGGCCTTCTGTATCTTCGTCAGTTGTGGTCTCATCTCTCACGCTCCACGAGCTCGCCATTGGTCCACTTCTCAATAGCGAGCTGACCGGCATGACCTCTGCAGTACGCACAGTCGTTGATACTGTATGCTGCTGACTTCTGACAGAGTTTCGGATCCCAATTGAACCCAAGACGACCAGCAGTGGACTTACGGCGCTCGTATCGCTTCTGTCTCCACTCATCATCACACGGAGATTGCGGCTCCACAATCATCTGACACTGTGGAGGAAATCCTGAGCGCCCCACTGGTCTCTTGTTCAGCTCAACTGGTCTTGTCATATCATCGACTCCGGAACTCTGGGGATGCTGTGGTCTTCAGTCTGGACGCTGAACGCTGACTGTGGAACCCACCATACGTTGATTCCTCTACCCTTGACGTTGAAGAACGAGTGCATACCGCCCATCTCCCTAATGCGAGAGATAATCTGCGTTCTGGTGAGCTCTCTAAACTTGTTCTTCTCAAGATGCTGCGTGAGATCTACAAGTCGGAAGTAGTGGCGACCAGTATCCTCGTCCAGCCACGGCTTCCCGAGCAGTATCTCGTCCTTGTCCTGTGCAGCGAATCTGTCCGTGCAGAACTGCTCCAGCAGTTCGTGCATCGCTCCGGTCGTGCCAACCTCTCTCGGTGCCTCGATCACCACAGCCTCGTCCAGGCACTTCTGAATGGTGATAGTCCAGTCGTCCTGCTTGAACAGAGGGAGCATGATTCTCAGCTGTATGAGCGCTGCTCTCTGGAACGATCTACTGTTGAGGATGTCCTCTGCGGCACATTCCACCGTACCTCCACTAGTCAGGCATACGAAGAAGAGTGGAGGTGTCGTGTCTAGGATCGACACAGAGGATATGTCCGGAAGTGTACCAGCGCCTCCAACTCCGTACTTCCTGTTCCTGCACGACTTCGAGTCGCAGTGGCTGACTAGAGGAGTCTCCTTACACTTGTAGGAATACTCCTTCTTGCGTAGACTGCGAATGATTCCCTGCATCTCCTCAGAGGTGAGAGGAGGAGACACGACATACTTGTGATTCCACGAGTCCAGAAGTGATTCCCAGCCCTCTGGCTGCATCTTCTTCGCGAGTACACCAAGAGCGAAGACAGTGTTGTTCTTCATCCCCTCGGCGATCCCCACACCGCACAGATACTGAAGACACGGCGGAGCATCACTAAGGTCAGAATCGCCGCATAGCACCTTTGGTGCTGATGTCTTGAAATCCGCAGAAGAAAGCCTTCTGGACTCTGCGAAGTCCAAGAATCGGCCCAGAGAGAGACCTCTCCCATCCTCAGTGACCGCATAGCGTGTTCCTCCCTGAGCATCGAAGTACGGCATGTTCAGCCAGTTACCGAGATCTCCCCGATCTTCCAGAATCTCCGTCTGCTTCGGGAAGATCTCAGAGTCACCGTACCCCATCACGCCAGCAATCTCCTTCAGTCTGGAGATCAGCTCATCGGCAGAGACAGGATCAGCGAGAAACATGAACAGATGCGCGCCGCCAGACTTCGAGCGACACACGACCATCGGTATCTTCAGCTTCTCGATCCGACGCACTATGTCGGCATGGTCTAGATCGTACTTGTCGACGTCGATGACGCCCCAGAAGCATCTAGCATCGCTCATGATCGGAACGATGCCTATCGGACGCTCCCCATCAAGATGCCTCTGCCACAGTGCAGGATTCGGGGGATCGCGCACGGTTCTGGCAGTCTTCTTGATGACACTCTTTGCCTTGCCTGGAGTTCTCTCCTCGCTGGAGTATGTTCCGTGGCCTCCGCTATTCCCCATGAAAAGTCTGTACATTCTGTCTGCAGATGTGGACACCTGTGAACTCCCAACAGTGATCTCTGCTTGACGCGGCCGACAGTGTCGGCTGTGTGAAGAAGAGCGGCGGTTTTACAGATCCGCCAACTGTGTGCTATTTAGACCGGAATGTCGTCGTCCATACCAGGCTCATACGAGCCGCCACGGTCCTCCGGATAGTCTCCGCCACGTGACGACGACGGCGCAGGAGAGTCGAAGTCGTCAGGACGACCGATCACGATATTGCCCTTGGCGATCTCGATGGCGAACATCTTCGCATCGAGATAGTCACCCTCCGCCGTGAAGCCAGCGTCGGCGAACTTCCAGTTGTACCAGCTACCCGAGTCGTTCGTCTCGCGCACCGTTGTCAGGCGATACTGCTTGAAGAAGCTCGCCATCGGCTTGCGGTTGGGAAGTCGCAGCGAGTTGCGATACGACATCCACTGACGCATCGGACCGAGAGCAGTGGAGGCAGCGCCGATCACCATCGGACAGCCATCTACCATGATCAGAGTGTAGGCAGTCTCGACGAGGAGATTACCGCTCGGAAGCATGATGTTAGTTCGCTCCTTGCCGTCGACGACCGTTTTGACCTTCTTGGCACCGAGTTTCTTGATGTACTCGATCTCGCACGGATGGCTACCAGCCCAGCCCTGGCGGTTCGGCTTCCACTCGACGAAGTTCTTCTGGTGGCCACACGGGATGACGACGATCTCGCTGTAGAGCTTGCCGGTGGCCGTATTGATGATCATGCCTGGCTTGGCGCCCTCGATGTACTTCGCCTCCTCCTCGTCGCACTGCGGAGAGCCCTTCTGCAGGATCCCCAGGAACGGCATGACATTGTCACGAGCATCGCCGGAGTTGCCGAGACCAGCGGTCTCGTTCATGTCGGCAATCATGTGAGCCGGGAGACTCGCGCCACCGACGATTACCGCAGGAAGCTTGGACTCATCAGCGACAGCAACTTCCTTGGACTCATCAGTCTTCAGTTTCGACATCTTACTTCACCTTTCGCTTCTTGATCTTGGCCGTGCGGCCAACTGTTGCACCGAGCACCTCGAGGTCAGTTGCCTGACCGCTCTCAGTACGCTCCCTGACGATCTTCGTCAGAGTGTTCCATGGCACTCCCATCTCCAGTTTCGGAGTGTGGGAATTGCCGAACTTCGACTGCTTGATGAGCGTTTCGAGCTCTTTCGCCTCGGCATACTCCTCCCTCTCGAACTTGACGACGAGAGTGACGGAGATTACGTCCTCGTACTCGATCTCAACCAGATAGTCGAACGCTCTGTTGCGCTGATCCTCCGGCCACTCGGACTTGATGTTGGCATGGTAGAACGGCACGATCTGCACGTCGACACCAGCCTCCGGAAGACCCATCAGGTCTGTCTTGAGAACACCATCGAAGTACTCAGGAAGCTCCTTCCGCTCGAGCTCTGTCTTGCGGACCTTCCACCTCTCGATGTTCGCCTCAGCATCCTCGATCTGCTGCTTGAGCACAGCATACTCGAATGCAAGCTTTCTGCCATGCTTCAACTCGTCATCTCTGGCAAACGACGACATGTCGATCGTCTCTACCCTAAGATGCTCAGGGATCTCTTCGTCTAGTCCGCTCATCATAGCTCCTCTGGCTGGCAACTATAGCTAAGTTATAGCCGTAGAGCGGGCTGGGCGCTATATCTCCTTATTAGAGCCACCTACGTCGATCCCTCGCGGGCGAGCACGCATAATGCGCGCGAGCACACATGTATGTAGCGCACACACAGGTAAAAAGTTTTTTAAAATTTTCCTGTTTCTAGGCTAATAACTCCAATAGTCCGATAAGACCGTTATAAAACAACGCTCTAGGTTTTTACCAGCCAATATTTCATCCTCAAAAAGAAATACCGGGGAGTGTGATCTAATAGTGGCGTGAGTGAAAAGTGTCTCTCGAGTATGTGCTAGACGCGCGAGGCTTGTGGACGAGACACTCCCCGGCCTATACTAGAGTTTGACAGTAGAGGAGGAACAGATGGATACCAGGTTCGCAGAGTACGCCACGAGAGTCGGATTCAATCTCACACTGATGAAGAACCAGATCACAATGCTTCAGGCTATTGTGAACAATATAGCATACGAAAAGATCAATGGGAGACAGAGACCGATTGATGGTGACTGGAGATTCACGTATCCATCCCATGCATGCACTGCCTCGCGAAAACTGGAGTACATGGGAATCATCGACTGGGAGGATCCAGGGAAGATGAAACCGACGTGGGTCGGATATCCGTGGTCTCTGACCACCGTTGGAAAGACTGTGTGGTCTCTACTTGTTTATGCACGGATCGCACAGAAACCAGTTATCTCGGTCCAGAAAGTAGCCTAAATTCTAAGGCTCGCTGGAGCCTAGGCTTTAGTGCCCGCTAGTACGGTAGCGCCTAGCCTATTCTATGGGCTACAGCGATCCTCCAAACGCTCAGGAGGTACTACTTACGCGGCTATTACGGGCGCAGTTTTACCTAACTGTCTGGACTATAGTTGTGAACATATCACAGAATTTGAAGGACAAATTCAATAATAGCTACATTCCTGAGCCAAACTCAGTATTCAATATAGGTCACAGAATGGCAAGAAATATAATTTCTCGTCGAACTTGGAAGCACATCTGATGGAACCAATTCTACACTACATGCCGAAGACCACACCGTTCAAGCACCAGAGAGAGGTGCTGAAGCAGAGTTGGGACGAGCCTGGATTCGGTCTACTGATGGAGATGGGCACAGGAAAGTCCAAGATCACCGTGGACAACATCTGCATGCTGGCAGAGGTAGAGGGACTCACTCACGCTCTAATCTTCGCTCCGAAGGGCGCATACTCCAACTGGACGAAGAAGGAGATACCGGCACACATGCCTATACGACATCGCTCCCGGTGTCTGACTCACATGTGGCAGGGCGGAGGAACTAAGACAGAGCAGCGCCAGCTGGAGAGAATGCTCGCCAAGGACGATCTGATGCGCGTTCTGGTGGTGAACACAGAGGCCGTGTCGATGTCCGACAAGGTGTTCAAGTTCATCCTGAGATATCTTCGTGTTGGAAAGTGCTACACTGCAGTCGACGAGTCGTCCGGAATCAAGAACCCCAGTGCTATCCGATCCAAGCAGATTCACAAGCTCAGGGATCTGTCTGAGTGGAGACGCATTCTAACCGGGACGCCAATCACTCGTAATCCACTGGACCTGTGGTCACAGTTCGAGTTTCTCAACTCCCGGTGCCTCGGTCACGGGAACTACTACAACTTCAGAGCGCGATATGCTGTTCTGGAAGAGGTGTGCTTCGACAAGAGGGAGGAGCGCAGCTACAACGATGCCGATCTGTGGGAGGACAAGAAGGGGGAGAAGGGAAAGACTGTCAAGATCGTAGTCGGGCACAAGAATACAGAGGAACTCGCAAGACGAGTCGCCGAGTATGCATTCGTTGTCAAGAAGGAGGACTGTCTGGATCTTCCGCCCAAGATCTACCAGACTCGAGAGGTGAAGCTCACGGACGACCAGAGAAGAATGTACAGTGAGATGCTGCAGTTCACGACGTCTGAGCTCGGTAAGTCGGGGAGTTTCGTCACCGCCACCATCGCGATAACACTGTACATGAAGCTAAACCAGATCATCTGCGGATACGTCAGGGACGAGTCTGGGATGATGCACGAGGTCCCCACCAACCGAGTAGACGAGCTCGAGTCAATAGTGGAGGAGACTGCTGGTAGGAATATCATCTGGTGTCAGTACAGAAATGACGTCGACAGGGTGATGGCAAGACTGAAGAAGATGGGTAGAGTTCCGGTTGAGTTCCATGGTGGAATGAGCCAGAGGCAGTGTGACGAGGCAATCTTCAGGTTCCAGGGTGAGTACGACGGGAAGAGGTGTCTCGACAGTCAGAGAGCAACGGACTTCGTGTCGACGATCTCGAAGGGATATGCCGGCATAACGCTGACCGCTGCCAATGTGGAGATCTACTATAGCTGCGGACCTGATGCAGAGAAGCGGTGGCAGAGCGAGGATCGTGCTCACCGAATTGGTCAGACGCAGTCAGTCACTATTATTGACATGATCGCGCCTGGTACTGTTGAAGAGAAGAATGCTGTAGCACTCATCAACAAGAAGTGCCTCGCTGATATGATTCTCGACGGACCTGCTCGAGTCCGTGAGTTCTTCTCCTAGAGTGTGGCACCGAGAGTGAACAAGGAATCAATCTGCGCAGAGGTCATTCCCATAAGAGAGCCGATGGTGGAGACCATTGAGTCAGATCGTACGAATGTCTGGGCTCCAATAACCTCCATTCGTGCACCAAACTGCGCAGCTGTGGGAAGAGACTGGATAGCTGTCACCAGTGACGCCGGAATTGTGCCGATCAGAGCAAGCTCAGCATCGGACTCCGTCACCAGACCGAGAATTGCAGCAGCCTGGAAGAACTGCCGTCGCATGATAACTGAAGGAATCAGAGGCGAAACAGCTGGCACCGGCGTTGGCGTGTTACCCTCTGCCAGCCACGCCTGATAGACCTGCCAATCCTGGTTGTTCGTGTCGTTGGGAATGAACGCGCCATCAGACCGAACGACTGGCTGCTGGTTCGCGGAGATGCCGTCTGTGAGAGCGTAGCTGTACATCATACTCAAAGCTCCGATGTTGCAGAAATGACCGCGCCATAGAAATAACCGCCCGCTGCGGTGACGTTCCATAGCATGTAAAGCCAGTTCAAGCCGCTGGCGTTGGCGGCAAAACTGTTGGAATTGACATAAGTCGGGGTGCCGACGATCGCGACGGTCGGGGATGATCGCATCTGTTGCGGCAGATAGAAGGTCGTTGCCTGATAGTTTCCAACGACCGGAGACGTGACTGTCGGAAACGCACCCTGCCAAAAATATCGCTGACACATGCCGAGCTCGACGCCGGGCGGTCGGCGCTCGAAAGCTGTCGCCACGGCGCCTGGCTCGAATTGCGGCCGCAGAACCGTGCCTGTCGAGAATTCGACATTGGTCTGCGTAGCGGCGGTCAGGCCCGTGACTGTGATCGGCGACGAGGCATAGGAGCCGGAGCCTGAATAGCCCGTGCCCTGCCAGACGCGCGCCTGCGCCGTTCCCGCCTGCGATAGCGTGTAAGTTCCGCCCTCGATCAGCATCGTCTCGATCGGTAGGATCAGTGATCCCGCCGTGATGGTCAGCGTCGTGTCCAGTCCGGTGGCCGCGAACGTATAGGTGGCGCCGCTGGCACCCGCCTTGACGCCATCATGGCCGTAAATACCTGCCGCTAGCGTCACCGTGCCGGAGACGGCGCGCTGATTGATGGCGAAATTGGCGTTGCGCAGGCGGTTGCGAAATCCGATCGCCTCGCCCGAGGCAATACCGTAATTGAACGAGGCCTGCCCCGTTGTACTACTGATGTCGACCGCATCTTTCCAACTGGACCCGTCCGGCGAGACCTTCATGTGGAAATTGTCGTCGCCGCAGAGACCAAACTCAGCCCGGCCGGAAAACCCGTCCTGAAACAAGAACGACGCGGTGTTTGTCGATGTGGCCTTGTTAACGATCTGTCGCAGATCACCAGTACCGCCATTGGCGACAGTCCTGGCATTAAACAGAGTCTGATTCGCGGCGACGCTGAGGGGATTCGAAGCATCTGGGGACGTGCCGATGCCAATGGCAACAAATTCGTCATAGAGATCGTTCGATAGTAAGGTCCACTTGGAGACGCCATCACTGATGAGTAGTGCTGACATGTATGGTGCATTAAGAACTGCGTTCGAACTACCGCAGATCGTGTCAGTTCCAGCACGATTGATCGAGATATAGTTCGAGCCTGAGCACGATCCAGTCTCGTCGACAACTGTCAGCACAACGCCGGTCGGAAATGCGCTGGCGGCGCAGAGCGTGACAGCCCGCGCCGCAGTGAGGCTGGTGTAGGCGAGGATTCGATCCGTAGCCACCACAGTTGCGGCGACGTCGGCGACCGGGCGGCGCAGGGCAATCATCACCTCAGACAGTTTGGCAGCTGGAAACCCTCCGACTGTCGCTCCGTCACCAACAATCATTCGATTATTGGTCGTGTCAACGATGATCTCTCCCTGAGCAGGAGTGAACGAGGAGATATTCGCCGCCGTATCACGACGACGCTTTACCTGGACTGACATGTTCTACCTCAAGATGTTACTGATCCAAGATCAATATAAGTTGCGACGACGTCTGCTACTGTACCAAAGTCATCACTCTCGGACAATGTGGAAGTCACAGAGCCATAGTCCATCGGAGTTCCAGTTGACAGAGTCTGGGTCACAGCACCAGTGATTCCCGTTCCGAGGATTATGTGTGAGTATGCAGTACAGGTGGACAGATCCTGAACACCTCCCCCGAATATATTGACACTCTGGAATTTTAGCCAGATGGTCTGACCAATATCAGCAGTTGGTACATCATACTTCAGGATTGCTGTGTCAAGAACACAGAACTGAGTGCCAGAGAGATGAGCAGATGGTAATAGTCCGCCAGATCCGCGATAGAGCCCAGTCAGACTGTATTTGTTGACAGCAGTCAGCGTTGCAGTCGTGTAGCTCAGATACTCTCCATCGCAGTAGCATAGAGTCACACCACTGGCTGCACTTATGGATGATACTGACTGCAGTATCCCACCGCTCATGGTGAGATCAACAGCCAGTGTATCAGTGCTGTCAGGATTAGCTCCGCTATACGTAGGGAGAGAAGTTAACAGCACTCCCTGTCTTGCAGGAAGTACGATCCGCTGTATCTGTGTATATGACGTTCCGTCCAAGGACGCCCACACGATACAGCTTCCCCAGGTTGGATCTGCACCGGATCCGCTGACTCCAATCCACAACTGAGTGGTTCCTCCAGACAGTGCCGGGGGAGGCTCAAGTATGATGGGCGTATTCACAGCAGCTGGAGCAGCATTACTGCTCGGCGCACCATTACTCTTTGCCTGGACAGGGTATGCAACGGCTGTGGCAGTGCCCTGAGGAAACTCCTCAGCAGTGACAGTTAGAAGTCCGCTGCTGTCCTCCTCGATGTCGGTAATCCTGACCACAGTTGCACTGAGACCGAGAAGAGGGTCAGTTATGGCGAGAAGGTCCATCGGATCGAGCAGACAGAACTCCATCGATAACTTGAACTGGTAAGTATTCCGAATGTAGAGACCTCGCTGAAGGATCAGCTGTACCACAGTCTGAGCTATGGCGAGATCACAGATCTCGTGAGCGGTGACAGACGAGCCAGGGCGCAGGCCAAACCTGTTAATTGCACTCTGGTCAAAGGCAACAATGGGACCAGTTCCGTACGAGTCAGAGCGAGCCTGAATCTCAATACTCTGCTGATTGTATGAGGAGAACGGGTCAGATCTAGTAATCTTGACAGGATCCTCTCCGTCAGTGTGTACGAAGTCCTCGTCGGTCAGACTGTATATCGGAGACAGGTTGGGAGTGTAGGTCCATCCATTTGCCGTGACAGCTCCATCCCCATACGGGATGATTCTCAGCAGGCCCGCAGACCACACAGCAGTGGAATTTGTCAGCTGGAGCCATCTGGCCAGAATAGTTCCGGCAGTCTCCTGAGAGTTCAGAATCGGACTGATGGCAATACCACTTGCCCAGCAGTATGCCCGATAGCTGGACGAGCCAGAGCCACCAAGGAGTGCAGTAGCATCTATGGACGATGACGGAAAGCCTGCGCCGTACTGAGAATTCGTCAAGAAGTCCTGGATCACCAGTGCAGGATCTGCGTCAACTCCGTTCGGACCACTTCCATAGAGGACACCCTTAACCTCAAGGTTAGTGTCTCCGATACTGGCAGAATTTCCAAGATCATAGTTCGAGCTATAGACGTATGCAACACCAGGATAAGATATGGCCTGGGATGGAAAGTTACTGGTGAGATAGGACCATGTGGACTGTGGGGTAGCTCCAGCGGCAAGACTCAGACCAAGTGAGGAGAGAAGAACAGGAACTGTTGATGTTGTCCAGACATTTCCAATCCCAGTTATTGGACCCTCGCATATTCCCATGATTATAGAACATCTATAGTCCCAACTGCTTGTCGTTCCACCGAATAGACCTCCCTTTCCGCCTCCCTTCCCTCCCTGTGGAATAGCCCGAAAGTTCTGGTACCACACACAGTTTGGAGCAAGAATATTGCATCCGTACGCAAGAGGAACTGGCACACATGAGGAGGTGCTCTGTACCTGGAGTCCAGAGTATTTGGTGATCTGCGTCTTCTGACCAGTTCTGAGAAATCCCATTAGAGTCAGTCCCTGTGCCAGATTGAGAAGAAGCGTATTCTGCGCCTTGCTTCAGTCAGAAGAGGATTATGGTGAAGAATCTCCTCCACGACCTGTCCTGCGTCACAGGATGCATGAACAATGGTCACCGGATCAGAGCAGACTACAATTCCGCCATGGGAGTAACTGCGCCCATACCTGAACAGAACAATGTCACCGAGATCAGGAACATCTACGGGGCGACACCTATCAGTGAAGAAACTGAGATACTTCTCCTCATCTCTGTGTAGCATCCAGTCTGGACTGTACGGTCGAGGGTCAAACGGTGGTACCATTCCAGTATCGACAAATACTCGAACGATGAGCATTCCACAGTCAACACCAGCACCGAGGACATCAGCACAGTTGTGGTATGGGGTATTCACCCATCTGTGAGCCTCAGCAACAACTAGCATCCTATCACGTATCTCGTCATTCATGTCAGATTCACTTTCCGCTGGTTGTGACCGATGACAGAGGTCCAGTAATGACCTGTGGTGGAGGGACGAACGGAAAGCCCTTGAAGTTACTCAGATTTCCGTACAGAGTCGAGCACTTACTCATGGTATGATCACAGCCCCAGGTGGCGACAAATGTATCACCAATCCCAGGAATGTTCAGAAGAGGATATGCCAGAGTCATAACTCCAGCACTGGACGATTTGATGGTGGCAAAAGTCCCTGTATTCGTGCCAGAGGTGAACAGAATAGTACCCTGTTGGTAATTGGTAGTTGCTCCAGTCCAGTAGACTGTAGTGAGGCTGGACGCAGAGGTGACTGATCCAGTAGCAGAGAATGTCGCTGCGGACAGACTGCACCCAGTATCACAGAATACATGAGTGCAGGTTGCCTGGTAGACATTCTTTGGCATATTGATCTCGAGAAGAGTCAGGTCAGATGCCACTGTGACAGTGGCTGTTGTTCTTCCAATCGAGTCTATCTGCGCAACTCGGCCCTTGAACAGAATCACAGTACCAATTGGGACACCTCCCCACGTGGTGAAGAATGCCTTCTCTCGCTGAATAAAGGCTCCGTCGAAGAGACCGTGCTGGAGAGCCTGGAGGAATGGTATCCCCCCGATCGTGTCAGCTGCCCTCGCCATTATGGTGATCTGCTGCTTGTCAACCGCTACACCACAGGACGACTTATACCTAAGACCGGATATAAGAATGGAGTTGGCAACATACGTGTAGCCATTCCACGAGACAGGAAGATCAGTACTGGAGTATGTAAGAACTGTGCCACTAGTCAGTGTGATAGTGAACAGATCAGAAGTGATGAGCGATGCGTCTGATGATGGCCGAATACTATTGAGAAACGTGACTAGTGCTGGTGTTGCAGACTTCATGGCTACCTCACGGAGATGAACTTGACACTCTTCTGTGTCCAGAGACCATTGGTGACATTCTCAAAGTCCCACTGATCCTCCAGAAAGCGACACTGGAATGCGTATGTGAACGTTGCTCTTATGATTGCAGATGCAGCTGGAGCAGTTGTGAATACGATTGTATTCGGCGCAGCGAGCGTGTACGATGATGTTGACACACCGTTCACTGTCACAGATGACACTGCTGTCACGTAGGAGACAGGCTCAGCGTACCCCCCGATGGACCGAAGGAGGGTGAACACAGTTGTGGATCCATCCCCAGTCCCAATAGTCTGCAAAGTTGCAGAGTTGTCAGTTGGATCAGTATAGAGAAACGTACTAAGCTGTCCACCACAGGACAGGAAGAACCCCATGAGTGTCTGGAGAGACTGAGCCTGTAGATTTACGTGAGCACCACCAGAGTCCAGAGCCTCATAGCTCAGCTCGAACTCATACAGAGCATGAGCATATAGACCGACTCTAACCTCTCTGCCTGAGGCATGACTTGCAATAAGAGAGGAGAACTTCGGCTTCTTGTGGACACTCCAGGAGAGACCGGGAAGTGTAGGAAGTGTCTGAGGGGTCGTCATGAGCGAACCGTTTCTATCTTGAGACTCTTCATCTGCCATAGACTGGACGTGATCTGCTCCAGGTCGCCCTGATCCTCCATGAGCCTGGCAAGATGTGCAGCAGAGAACGAAGCAGTGACCACTGCACCAGATGATGGAGCAGTGATGAACGTGACTATCGCGGGACGAATTGAGACAGTGTACAGAGACGGTGACACCAGTGCACCACTGACATACACAGATGGAGATCCAGACACAGCCTGAACTGGCTCACTATACCCACCAATAGTCCTGAACAGAGTGAAACTCTTACTCGAGCCATCTCCAGTCCCCAACACCGCATTACTGACAGTCCCCAGAGATCCAGGAGGAGAGAATAGGAACGGTAACACCTGTCCAGTCTGCTCCGCTATGAACCCAATAACAGTCTGTAGCTCGGCCAGAGAGTCTGATCTCAGACGGTCGAAGCTGAGTTCTATGTCCCACAGTGGTGCGGACATGAGTGCGGCCCTCGACTCTCTACCAGACACCTTCTGAGTGGCTGTTGTTGAGAATCTCGGCTTGTAGTGCACGCTCCACTCCTGACCAATCAGAGATGGAAACGTGCTGTATGCACCAGCTGACGGTGCTGGGTCAGGAGGCTGGATAGCCAGGGCCGGACCCTTACCGGCCAGCCACATTCCTGCAGCCCAGTTAGCACCGTCACCCCACACGTCAAGACGCAGAGGAAACACTGGAAACGGACGAGCGTCCCAGTTCCATGCAAACATCATGTCCGTGGCAATCATGGGAACGCCGGAGACAGATGGATTGTTTCCACCAGTCAGCCAGTAGCTGTACCATGCATTGTGAGCATTATACTGGATAAGACCGTCCTGGATCGGAGAGAACTTTGCACCGTCCACACTCTTCCAGTTACACCAGAACGGCGTTCCACCAGCGATGTTTCCCGGATTGTAGAACAGATTTTCCTCATTCGTGTCACGGTCGATGGAGGCAAATCCATACTCCTGCCACATGATGGATTTCGACTGAGGAACCCATGCTGTGGCGACTCCTCGAGGAATCAGTCCGTTTCCGTCTCCAGCGTCGTAGACTGCCCTGTGCGAGTTATTCCACCACCAGCGAAACTTCTTCAGCGCAAAGAGCTCCTGACCAGTGTAGTATATATTTCTTGACTGAGTCAGTCGATCTCCCTGAGGAGCCGTTACATACTGACCTGTTCCGAACGGATCCAGAGACGGAGATGTTGAGTCATAGTTGCCATACCAGTAGTCTGCCTTCTCTCCCCGCTCAAGTCCGAACTGAAGATACCCCAGATCATGGATGTCCGGGGAGGACAAGAGGCCTATTCCGAGAGACAGTGGGGCGACTGTTGGCCATGATGTGGTGACAGGAGTAGTCCAGTTCTTCTCATCCAGACCTCCTCCACCAGTAGTCCAGTCAGACATTGGCAGATAGTTGTCGAAGCTGACAAGGTCACAGTTCGCCATTGCGTACAGTGGATCCATGTGAGGGAAGATGCCAGAGATACCCGCATGCTGACACCCAGTCCACTGAGACCAGTCAGCTGAGTAGGTGATAAGGTTGAGTCTTGAGGACAGGTTCTTGGTAAGACCTGCAGCATCGAAGATGGACCGAGATTGGTCAATGAGAGTCATCAACTTTGCGACAGCAGGATAGTCCCAGGTTGCGTGACCGCCACCGTCTAGAGTTCCGGCCATTGTCCAGGCAGGACCACGAATAGCCTCAATTCCACGCATCTCAGAGCCAATAGTGAACAGATTCACACCACCAGCAACAACAATGAGGTTCGCGTAGTGAAGAACAAACCTGCTGTACGTGAAGTCAAACCTACTGCCGGAGTAGTGCACAGTGAGATTTGTTGTATCCTGAGTAAACTGAGATGGTGCTGAGGATCCAAAGAAGTTGTTTACGACGGTGGTAGCAGTCGATGTATTGTCAGGTGAGTACGTGCACATTCCACGCCAAGGCTGACCTGTTGAGTCCATGTTCATCTGGAGGTATAGGCAGACCTTCAGCCCGCGCGCCTTCACAGCCTGAATTGCTCTCACGACTGACTGATCAGAGCACGTTCCTCCGTAGCTGGCGTTGATGCCGTCAGGACGACTAATCGGAATCAGCCCTCCGTTACAGTCTGCCAGAGTGAGATCAGACACTCTCCAGCTATCAGTTCCGCCAGCAGTTGGCTCAAATGCACCGACAGCCGCACCAAGCCAGTAGGTCGTGGACGGATACAGCTGGCACTCAGACAGGTCAAGAGAGTTACCCATCCACTGTACGACGATTGCCACAAAGCCACAGGTTGGAAGAATCTGCTGAAGCTGATCCAGTGCATAGGAGAAGTCGGTCTTTGTTCCGCCAGGAGCAAAGTATGTATTAATCGGGACAAACGATGACGCACCGGGAGACTTCCCCGAATACGCCACCGTGTCATAGACAAACTCTCCCGATGCCGGAATCACATTGACTGCGGTAATGTATGGATTTACAGGCAACGTTGTCACTTATCATCCTCCAAGACGTCGGAATCCACTGTGATCACCGTTCTTTACAGCCATGTCGAGAGCACTGATCATGTGCTTCGAGTTATTGTGGAAGAACTGCTTCACACTCGAGCCATCAACTGCAGAGACATTCACGTGAAGATGAGTATCACCGCTACTCTTCTTTGAGCCGTCACCACCGAGCATGGATCGGAACTCATCAGCAACACCACCACGGCTAGGGACGATCATCTCACCAGCATGTACCATGGCCAGCTGATCGTGCGGCAGAGACCATGAGCCAATGTCATACGATCCGAATGCCATAGTTGCACCATAGGCGACAGCAGCAGCCGCAGGAGCAAGAACAGGACCGATAATCGGTATCTGAACAACAGACGCATAGGCACCAGCACCTGCCTTTGCAGCATCGCCAGAGATCGTAGAGGCATTTGCCAGTTTCTCAGCCGCTGCTCCAGCCGTAGCGCCCGCCGTTACTGTAGCTGTCCGTGCTGCCGTACCTGCAGCAACGGCTGCAGTCTGCGCGGTCTGACCAGTGACCGTCCTCACCAGTTTCATGGACTCTATGGCAGCCCAGTCGGCAACCTGCTTCACTCCCATACTGATGAAGTCCTGCAGAATCTGACTTGCAATCTTAGCCATCATCTGCTGGAATGAGGTTGTTCCCTGAATCATCCCCATGAGGGATGTGGAGACCGTACTTCCGATCTTCTCGAAGGCCTGCTGGTAGGACTGTGCAGTCTTCGCCATGTCAGCCTGAAGAATCTGCTGTCTGGCCGTGACACCAGCAGCAACTGCCTGGGTAATTGCTGCCTGCGCCTTCTGCTCCTCCAAAGATCCTTTCGAGGTCAGTTCCTCCAGCTTCTGTGCCGCAGCAACTCTCAGAGCATTCTCTCGATCAACGAAGGAGATGTCGCTCATCAACTTACTCTGGTTCATCTTCTCATGGTTACTGAGGCTGGATCCCTGAGTAACCTTCTCCATCTCCAGCGCATTCAGGTCAAGAGCGAGCTTCGCCTCAATAGCGGCCTTGTCCCTGGCACTCTTGTCAGTATCAAAGCTATCCTGAGCAGTCTTCAGCGCTAGTAGCGCCGTCAACTCCCCTGGCTTGTCCCCTGTAGACCTCGCCTGTGTCAGCTGAAGATTTGCCAGCTCTCTTGCTGCAGCCAGCTTCTTCTCTCCGCTCTCATCATCGTCATTGTGAGTGAGATTACTCTGAGCAATGGCTATGTCGAATAGCTGCTTCTGGTATGTGACCTGCGCCGCCTTGTACGCAGCACGTGCCTGATCCTGAGATGCTGAGTCATTTCCAGCTGCCTTCATATTAATGTCGTACAGCTGCTTTGCCAGTGCCAGTTTCATCTCTGCTGAATTGGCTGACGATGCTCCCAGCGTATTCTCAGCAACTCCAGCAGCGTGCTGCTTGTCTGCGAGTGCGACTCTTGCTGCACTTAGACCATTGAGAGCAGCTATCTGACTGTCCAGTGAGTGGGCATTGCTCAGTACCCTCTCCCAGGCAGTGACCATATCCCGTGCATCCTGGACAGAGTCCTTCTGTCCAGCGGCGTTGCGAGCCGTTATCGCAGCCTGAGCGAGTGTTACTGCATTACCCCCGACCATCGCATCACGGATCTTCTGCTCAGTGTCGAGAACATTATCGAGAGCTCTCTTCTGGGCCAGAATGCCAGAGACCCTGTCGACAGGAGTCTTATCCGTGAAATTGTCCTTTCCGGTGGATTCATTGTATCCCTCGGCTCTCTCGTACATGGACGCACCACGAGCACCATCAGCAGACGATGAGGCAGACCTAAGTGCAGCAGCTGCAGTACGCTCCTTGCCATTTAGCTCAGCTACTGCGTGTGCGATCTGAGCGTCAAAGTCAGTGTTTCCGTCAATGCCAGTCTTGCGATCACCAAGCCACTGACCAATACCGAAGGCACCACTGGTCGGATTAACTGACCCAGGACCACCAGGAGCCTCGACAGAGGACCATCTTGCAACTAGCCCAGAAGCTCCAGATGGTGAGAGGCCAGCCTCCGCCATCAGTCTCTGGGCTGCATGCTGAATACGATCCTCTGTCCACCAACTACCAACTACTCCGTCACCGTGGCCATCAAGAGATGCTCCACCAAGATGAATATCTGCAGATGCCTTAGCTGCGTTTCGGAACGCAGTAGTAAGAGTATTGGCCTGACTAACGGCCATCTCCAGCTGGTGCTCCAGAGGATTCATGGAGTTGACTAAATTGCGAGCTGCAGCCTCACTCTCCTGGATGCCAGTGGTCTGCTGCCTAATTCTACTGATCGCCTGCTCATGCTTGGCTATCTGCTCTCCTAGCTCTGCACGATGTCTGGCTGCTGCTGCGATCTCATCGCTGCTGGCGCCCTTCTTTGTCTCGAATAGACGACCCCAGAGTCCATCCTGCTCTACAACCTTTCGGTTGTATGCATCAATCTCGCTGACTCCAAGAACCTCAGCATCAGCCAGCTGAGTCATCTTTCCTCGAAGAGCCTCAAGAATGACAGCTCTCATCCCCATGAGATCATTCTGGCGCTGCTGCGAGTCGAACTGAGAGCGTAGCTCCTCAGACACACCACCGAGCGACTGAAGATAGGAGTTGCCTCCAGAGGATGGGTCAGTCATTACGGATGCCAGAGAGACGGCAAATTTCTTAGCATCCTCACCTGTGGTATTCAGCTGCTCAGTGAACTTTGTGAGCTCATACTGAACTGGTAGTGTGGCACCAGGTATGGCCTCGAACATCTTCACGATGCCAGTTGCATCACCAGCAGATGTTCCTCTACTCATCAGCTTTGCCTCAAGATCAGAGGCAATCTGAGCAACAGTAGTTCCGGCCCTTACTGCCTCTGCTGATAGGCGATCATACTGTCCAGCAGTCACTGCTGCCTGCATGCCCTCGTACGCCATACCATTCGCAACCAGCATGCTGCGATTAGACAATTCCTCATAGTTCTGTATTCTTCTTCCGATTGCTGCAATGAATCCATCATTGCTGACCTGCAGAGGATTACCCTGCTGAGTGATGTACGCCTGAGCCTTGGCATAGTCCATGTACTCGGTAATTAGGGCACGAACACCGTATCCTGCCTCATATGCCTTAGCTCCGAGATATGCCTCTCCATCAGCAAATGCCCTGAGTGCACTACTTCCGAGACTTACCGACTCGGAAATTCCATCTATTGCATGCCCAAGAAGCTTGTATGTCGTGTAGAGCACACTTCCGTCGTTTCCCCACTTCTGCATCGAGAGAAGACCCTCAGTAGCAGAGGCATTTTTCTTCGCTGCCTCGGTGAGTGCGTCTATTCTCTGCTGAAGCTGTGCGAATGCGGGACTGGCCGCATCCGCACCTCTCCTCATCTGATCTGTCGAGTCACTGACTGCTCTCTGCGCGATCTCCATCTTGTCACGAAGATCGGACACATCACCACCAAAGACGACCTTCACATCAGAAGACATTTGATATTCCATCCGCACTGGAGAACTTCGCGTTAGCGAATGCAGCCTCAATATCTGCACGAGGATCGTACAGAGACTCCACTGTGATCTCCTTCTTCACAGAAGGAGGGGTATATCCGAACTGTGTCGCGATCATGGACACCAGATCCTCCAGACTCGGGTGCACGGACCTGTACACATTCATCATCTGGAGGTCAAAGAGTGTCATCGAGTCGATCTCCTCAAATGATCGACCCTCGCACATCAGCTTTCCGTAGACGCGGTCCCAGTGATCACCTGAGCCGCCGGAGACTCCCCCGAACTGGAGACTGCGATCATTCCTCCAACCGTCAGGATACTGGCGACAGCACTGCCAAGCTCCATCATGGAGTGCTCCTGATTCTCAATGTCTGCAGCAGTCGCGGCATAGTCCCGCTCGAGCGCAATCGCAATTATTGCGATCGACTTCCCGACCTGCCGCATCTCAAGCCTGAGCATGAGCTCGTCGATCTTCCGAATCTGCCCAAGAGTGAGCGGACGAATTGTATAGTCCTTATCGGACAGTGTGATCTTGATGGGTTCAGGACGCATGTGTAGTTACTCCTCTATGTTGTGGTCAGTCAGACTGACAGGTATTACGAGACTTCGGGGAAGTAGAGCTTCCCGAGGTTGCCGGCGGAGTTCGCGAACATGTGAACCTCGAACTCTGGCATGATGAAGTCCTCCAGCTTGGCCGCGAAGGAGATCTTCGCCGACTGACACTGGTAGTACCGAGCAACGAACGCCTTGTTGCTGCGAGACGTGTAGTAGTCCAGCTGGAAGCTCGGGGAGGAGCCAAGAAGCGAGTTGGCGATAGTGAGGGTCTGACCAGTCGTAACGGTGCTCGTATAGTTGATGAGCACAGCAGCAGAAGCGTCAGCAGCAGCGAAGGTGTACACGCCGACACCTGAGACGGAGTACTGACCTGCGGCCGGAGCAGAGGCAACCTTCACGAAAGGAAGATTGGTCAGAGCATAGACGACGCCGAGATCAGCATCGAAAGTGGCAGCATTGATGACAGTAACGGTGTAGGTGGACACCGCCGGAACCGAAGCAGCCTCCAGCGGATTCCACTTGATACCACCAGTGACGAAGGAGCTGCCGAAGAACGCAGTGTTCCAGGCAAGACCAGAGAGAACAGCAGCCTTGATCTTTCCGGTCACCTTGACCGTGCCACGAGCGGCATCAATCGGAAACTGGTTCTGTCCGAAGAGCTCCTTGATATTGCCTGAGAACTCTGGAGAGAACTCCTGGGCATAGCCGATATTGACCGGAGTGGAGTTGGCAATGTCGGTCCTGGTAACAATGATGACGCCAGGGCCGAAGGCGTCGAGAGGAGTCGTCATTTCTCATATTCTCCTATGATGTATAGAGGGATGTTACCTGCCAGAAAGAAGGTTCTTAAGATCCTCCCTGAACCTATAGAGAAGATTCCACTGCTCTGTCGTCTCTGAAACCAGAGTCCCAGGGAGACAGACCATAAAGTGGCGATCAATAATCTGAGCAATCGTCTCGGGCGTGGTAGTGGCAGCCGCTGCAGGGGTCACAGGACTGACGGAAATTTCCGCCGCTAGTACGGTAGCGGGCGCTACGGTGACGGGCGCTGGAGAAGGACTGGAGGGCTCAGAAATAGGTGTCGGCGCTGGCGCTAACGGCGCATCTGGCGTAGGCGCTGCTATGGTGGTCCAGTCAGTCATGATAGTTTCCTCATGTGAGAGTTATTGATATCGGGACAATGATGAGTCCATCTCCGTCCATGTCCCCAGGATCTCGAAGAATCTCTCCGTCCACTCTGCAGTGTGACACAAGACCACCAAGCGTCATTCGCTGCTCTCCCGGTCCAGGAGACAGAGTAACATCTAATGCATCGAGAATCACACTGATGTCTGTGTCAGGAACTGACATCTTGTCAGCACTGTCAGTGTAGACGAATACCTTCACGCTCATCTTATTGTACAGATGAGTATTCTCCGACCTGTACGTCGTAGACTCACCGTGGCAGGTCATGAACATGGCGGGACGCTGATCACGAGGAACATCCGCCCAGTGTCTTAGTCGTCTAGATACCGAGACGAATGTCGTTTGTCCGGAGACCGGGGAGAGAAATGACGTGGCGGATAGTTTCGTGAAGAGAGCAGAGAGAACCGTCTCGCGACTGACTGATAGGGTCATTGAACTGCGCCTCGCACTGCCTGTGTAAGCTCATTGACAATTCTGTCGTGCATGTCGTCCAGTGATGATCGCAGATAGCTGCGCTCAGGCATGACTGACCCAGGATGGTGAACAATCTTCGCGAACACCATCTTACCATTCATCATGAACGCGAGCGCCTTTGCCTTAACTGGTACGATGTCATGAGGAGAGGTCTTACCTCCGAACTCATGAATTGCAGCATACGGAACGTCACCAGAGGAGAAGACAGAGCCAGTTATCAGACTCTCGTCCTCAGTGACCCTGGACTGGATGGATCTCTTGAGGCGTCCGGTCACGGTGTTGAGAACCTGACCGGACAGCTTGTCGTTCTTTACATGGGCCTCGAGCATGAGAGTTAGCGCGAATACCTTCGCGCGAAGTGCTGCGCGCACTCCAGCAGGCATGTTCGCGAATCTGCGCTGTACCTCCTCGGATCCAGTGATCCTGATCGCTAGCATGGGACGATCCTTCTGAAGTTCTGCAGACTCTCGACTACGAACGCTGGTACAGCCTCATTGGTGTACGCCACGGTCTCCTGACCACCAATACTCTTTGAGGTCTGTCCAATGCGATCTCTCTGAGAGTATCGATACGCAATCCACTCGAGAGCGCACTGTGTTAGATCCGCCGGAATGTATCCGTACGACAGCGTGACGGACTTTCCAGCGTCGGCTGCGGAGAACGTGTAGACACCAGCGGATACAGAGTACTGGCCAGTGGACGGAACTCCGGTCACAGCAGTGAGAACTGCGCCACCAGTGAACGAGACGCTGTAGTCAGATCCCCAGTTTCCGTACGGAGCAGTAGCAGTGATCTGATATGGTCCAGAGGACGGGATGGACTGTACTTCCCCGGACACCATGTACCCGATCGTGTACGTCACATAGACGTTCTGCCACCCCTTGGTGAACCCACCATACCGAAGATGAAGAAGCTGCATGTTTCCAGGAGGCTCGGTGTCCGGGGACTCCAGAAAGAAGCCAGGCGTCGAGACACTTGTCGAGACTGCGTAGGTGGCGGTGTCGACCGTGACAGAGGACACAGAGAGTGCTGGCCAGTTTCTGAGCTGGAGCCTGCTCTGACCACTGCCATCATACACCTCCGTCACAGTCTGTGGAAGAAGACCGTTGCGATTTATGTTGTTGAAGATGGCACGGCTGATCTGCGTGATAAGTCTAGACAGAAGAGCATCTCGCGTGGCGTCCGTGTTAGTGATGCCAAGCCAGGTCTTGACTTCAGCGAGTGAGACAAGATCGAACTGTGCCATCTTCTGTGTTCCTTACTTCGTCGCCGGAGCAGCAGTCGCCGGAGCAGCAGTCGCCGGAGCAGCAGTCGCCGGAGCAGCAGTCGCCGGAGCAGCAGTCGCCGGAGCAGCAGTCGCCGGAGCAGCAGTCGCCGGAGCAGCAGTCGCCGGCACAGCAGGAGTCTGTGCGCGCTGGATCACACTCTGGAACTGACTCCAGAACGAGGCGCGGTCGTCGTCGGACAGAGCGACGAAGGCGCCGAGCGTCGCGTCGTCGAGGTTCTCGATCACCGAGCGAGCAGCAGCAGTGACGAACTGAATATTACCGGAGCGCGTCCCGATGACCGGAGCATCCTGAGTCGTGAATCCATGCGACACCAGAAGACCGATATACTGCTCGTCGACAGTGGCGACACCATCATTGACGTCGATCTCGAATCCCTCGATGGACATACCCGAGCAACCCGTCGGGGCATTCATGATAACCTGTGCCATTCTCAGCTCCCATGCTGATGTCTGATTAACGGAGACAGCACCACTATGGCGCTGCCTCCGGTCGCGATGAAGCCGAGGAGCCTAGCCCCAGCGCAACATCTGTATCAGCCGTTGCCGATATTCGTGATCACGCCGAGAGCTGGCGGGAAGTAGTGCTGGAGCACCTCGTCCGCGTAGACACCATACTCATATTTGCGAGTACGAAGCGGCCACTCGATCTGGTAGTACTCCTGACGAGTCCGGATCTGGCGAACGTTGCCAACACCGGAGATCGGATAGGGCAGCGAGGTCGTGTCGAACAGGATCGTGCCGGCAGGCATGTTCGGATGAATCATGATGTCCAGCGTGCTGCCACCGCCCATGGAGAAGCGGTTGAGGTAGGTGCGAACCATGATACCACCACCAATGGCATCCTGGGTCGTATTGAACACGAAGCGCTGAGCCGCGTTACTGTTACCAGCAAGGATCTTGCGCGAGATGTTCAGGGCCTCCTGCGAGTTGACCCAGATGCGCTGGGGTGACAGGCGATAGACGTCCCAGAAGTACTTCAGGGCAGCGTCGATCTCGACGATGCCGCCGGCACCGTCCGAGGTCAGCGGAGTGCCGACGCCAGCAGAGCCAGTGGGCTGCGTCGCGACGTAGGAGCCGAGACCCTTCATGGCGATGGTCAGGAGACCGTCGAACACGAGGTTGTTCTGCGACCAGTCAGCCGACGGCAGCGATGCCGCAGTCTGCGAGCCGGTGGCGAGGGCCGTGATGGACACCGAGTTGATGTTCGTGATGGCGCCGAGAATCTCGGAGCCAGCCGGACCCCAGAACCAGGCATAGCCGAAGGCGCCAGTCTTGACAGTGGTCGACGCAGTGACTGAGCCAGTGGCGCCGGTGACCGAGACAGTCGCATTCGCGGACTTCTGACCAGCGCCGCCACCGAAGGTGTCGGACGAGGAGTCGGCATTGGTGCGAGTGATGGAGGCCTGAATGCCGCCGAGAACCGAGCCGTTGATGAAGCCGTCGAGAGACAGAGCCACGGCAATGACCGAGAGCGTCTGGGTCGCCAGCGAGCCGCCAGAGGTCGAGGCAGTCAGCGTCGGAGTGCCGGTGGTACCGAGTGCCAGGGTCGAGTTGCCGCCGAGGATGAGAGCCTCTTCACCGATCATCGTAGCCTGCAGACCGCGAAGACCAGCCTGCGAGCGGACATCGTCGAATCCGTTCGCAGAATACTGCGCCTCGAAGTCGACGTTCTGCTCAAGGCCGATACCCTTGTAGGACGCAGTGTAGTCCTGCGTCGAGACAGCCATGACAGCCGAGCGATTGCCACCGGAAACGCCGATGCGAAGACCGGTCGTGTTGATGCCGGTAATCGCGCGCCAGTTTGCCTGGATACCGCCCTTGCCCGAGACGCGCGGGATCTCGTTGCGCAGAGGGGTCAGAACGGGAACGAGGAACTTGGCGCCAAGCTCGAGGTCATAGTAGTTGAGGCCGGTCGTTGCGCCGCCAGGCTGCGAGAACGTGCTCTTCGCGAGACCGAGGTTCTTGAGAACGGGATCATCGATCGGGGTCGACTGCGACTTCGCAATGGCCTCGAGAACTGCCTGCATATTGTTGGACATGTTGTACTCTCTTGGTATGAGATGACTAGTTGCGGTAACGGTAATCAGCCGCGATTGATCACGGACAGGGGATTCTGCTGAGCAATCTTGATCATGATGTCAGCCTGCTGCTCGGGAGTGAGCTTCTTGAAGGCATCGTTGATCTCGGTGACAGGGGCCTCATCCTTCGCAAAGACCACGTCACCGCCCTTGTTCATGACCCGGAGGACCGGGGGAGGAACTGGCTGAGCCTTCAGAGCAGCGAGCTCCTCCGACTGGGACTTCAGCAGCTCTCCCATGGCCTCGACACGCGGGACCATCTTCTCCATCGACTCCACGAGAGCATCGTACTTGAGAGCCTTGGCCAGATCGTCAGTGACCACGGTCTTCTCTGCTCCACAGTCACAGCCGAGGCTGACACAGTGATCGTGGATGGCATTCAGATGCGTCTTATCAGACGCACTGTTTCGGGCACCACTCTTGGCAAGATCCCCCATCCGAGCTGACATCTGCATCATGTCTGGAGAATTGTCCTCCATGATCTCGGAGGCGATGAACGACTTGATCTTGTCGATGGCAGTCTCGAGATCCGCGCACTGACCGTCATTGATCTCCTTCTCTCCAACCTCTCCGCGATAGATGCTCATGATGGCCGACAGAGCGCTCATCGCCGACTGCGCGTCGTAGACTTCCTCGCCCATATACTTCTTCAGCTCGACTCGAGCCAGCTGAGCGTCAGTGAGGACCACCGGATTGACGATCGCGTCGACCTTGGCCAGAGCAGCCTCGAGAGGACTGACGACAGGAGCGTCAACCTTCTCAAAAACTGGACGGATCACCTCGAGGGGAGGGGTGAGGGTAGCGTCCGGCGCGGCCTTCTCGAGAGCCTCTCGAGCTGCAGTGATGTGGGAGGACCAGACGGAGCCATCTGCGGCATCCTTGGCCATCTTCTCAGCCTGATCACAGATCTGCTGATTGGTGATATCCGACATTGAATCTTCCTCTTGAATTGCAGACACGATCTCCGCGATGTTGACCCCCATCTTCTCGAGCTCAATCAGATGACCAGCAACCTGGTCAATCTTTCCGTATCGAGTGGTCTTGCTTGCGACACTCGCTATGCCGTCCACAATTCCCTGGGATGCACGACCGACAGCAGAGTCCGCCGCAGTAAGTACGGACACTGCGGCCCTGCCAACAGATTGGGCTGCGCGAATAGTCTTTGGAACTGCACTGATAGCGTCTCGAACAGACTGAATAGTCTTCGCTCGAGACGCTGGATCACCGACAAACGAGCGAACTGCCCTATAGCCAGACACAGCACTCTGTGCCATCCCGACAGCTTGAACGGCTGTCTTTGCATTACTCTCGACGTTCTTACTGCTGGACACAGTTCCAGTAGCACCACCGACAATTGCCCCAGTTGCGACCTCCTTCAGCGCGAACGCAGCACCAGCAGCTGGTCCTCCAGCTATCGTGGCGAGAGCAGCTCCTGGAATTGCACCGATAGCACTGGAGGTCGCACCAGCTATAGCACCGCGAACAGTTCGACCGACGATTCCCGATCCGGAGGTCCACTCGCCCTTGCTGTCGCGAGACTCGCTGTCACTGTACTTCTCCAGCTCGTCCAGAACAAGATCGACAGCATTGTCGTCCGTGAGGGTCGGGTCGAGAGACTTGACCATATCCGCAGTTACGAAGACGAACTTGGTACAGGTGTGGATAGAACCAAGTTCGTCCCATACCGACTTGCGGAGATCAAGATCGACTCCATCCATCTTCTTGTAGCGAGACGAGTACCAGTTCTGGAAGAGATCCTCGGCAGCCTTACGCTGAGCTTCCGGTGTACTGTGGAACGCAGCGTCGGCAGTATTGATCTCGTTTACGGTAGCAGCTCTTGCTTGCTTACCTGCTGCAGTAGCCGCATCCATGTGTGGTTTAGCGAAGGCGGCAACTGCCTTACCGGCACCTGTTGTCAGAGCACCGGCTGCCCCCCCAATGACACCTGCCGGAATACCAACAATAGCACCACCAAGAAAGCTTGATGCTCTCGCAGTTCTCGAGGAGGGATCCTGAGTGACGCTCCGATGGGCCTGAGTCACCGCACCGACTACAGCACCAGCAAGTGCTCCGTGGACACCACCAATCATGCCTCCAGTGAGGGCACCACCGGCGGCACCGCCAGCCGCAGCGACAACTGCAGAACCGATTGCAGCCCAGCGACCATTTCCGTCACGCTGCTGCTTGTCGCTGTACTTGGTCAGAGCGTCAGCAGCGTCGTCGACAAAATCGATCCAGTGGTCCGGAACTCCGGTCTTGAGTACGGAGAACATCTCGGTAGCATCAATGAGATCAACCTGGTCTTCCGTGATGTCGTCGACTTCCTGGAACTTTCGCATCTCCGTCTCACCGTGAGCCTTGATATACTCAAAGGTCGCGGTCGGTAGGCACGGCATATCGACGAGAGAGATCTCCGTCGGCTTTGCAGTATATCGCTTCTTCGTCGAGTCAGTGGGATCCTCCCAGCGCTTGACGTACGAGCCGCCCTGAGAGAAGCCAGTGTACACACCATTGACGACCTTCTGCCACTCGTTGTCGTCGATGATCTTGGCGCAGAGCATGATGCGCTTATTCTCGTCGTCGTAGTCGATACTGACAGCCTTACCGACGGCAACCTTTCCGTGCATCGCACGAATGTTGCCCATACTCTTTCCGTCAGTGATCTTCTCGAACTCACCGGACCATGCCTTGTAGTGAGGAACTGTCGACGCATAGTCGCAGATCTCGCCAGCACGATCGGGAGTCTCCGCCGTGGCGATGCCGTAGACGAGGCGCTTCTCCTCGTCCACCTTCGTCAGTGGAATGAACATACTAAGATCAGTCATCTTATATCTCTCCTGTGTGCATGTAGCCATTCTGGAGAGGCTCAACATGTTACACTCTTATGCTGTATCCGATTTTCGGCGTACCCTGACAGTGACATTCTCAGCATGACCAGTTCTGGCTCCAGAGATCCTGTAGCCAGATATGGACTTGAGTGATGGAAACTTCTCTGCCAGAATATCCCTCAGAGCGACAACATTCTTCGTACCAAGTTGTCCAACCCCATCCTCGATGGTCTTCACTGTGGCCAGATTACCTGGCAGTATCCAGTGAATCTTGAAGTGATCTCCGGAGGAGGATATATTACCGAAGATGAAGGCCGTGGTGTCTCCGGTCTTCGAGTCTGAGATATGTACGAGTTTTCCCCCTACACTCTTCAGTGTATTCTTCGCAGCAAGATCTAGTCCAGCGAATGGGCCGGACAGCACATCCCTGACATTGTCCTTGGTGAGAGCGAAGAACTTTGCAGTTATTCCACTTTTCTTAAAAGTATTCTGCGCGATCTCAGTGACACCACTGGCTCTGTTCCCGAGAATAGGACCAGCGATCTTCCCAATGACCCCCCTTCCAAAGTACGCCGCAGCTGCAAGACCAGCAACAGTTACAGCACCGGCCACGATAGTTGCTGCTGAGCCAGAGCTATCGCCAGTGGTGAACTTACCATCTGATCCTCGAGGATGCTCTGTCTCATTGAAACCCTTCAGCATCTTCTCTGCAGATTCTTCTTCAGTTGGAGCGTCCTCAGACCCAACGTAGGCCAGCAGCGAGCATCTGCAGTGTGGGTGCCCCAGAGGATGCATGTGACCGCTCTGGAACGGCTGGTCTAGTGGAATCGGTCCCTGATCCTCGTTAGGTCCACAGATGTCATCGTCCACGCGCTCGTCACCAACGGTGAGCCAACCCTTCTTGACGTCAACACCAGCGCTCTTAGCGACCTTGTAGCCCTCAAGAGTTCCAGCACTGTTCGCATTACCAACCTCGGCCTCGACGATCTCCTCAGCACGTTCCCTACTAAACCCAACCTCCTGGACACGAGAGACGATGTCCTCAGCTGAGTCACCGCTCTCAATGCCCTGGACGATCACGTCCTTGACCATGCTCCGAGTCGACTCCGTGATGCTGTACGCAGCCCTGGGATCGTCAACAATGTCACCATTGCTGTCGAACTTCTTTCCGACCATCTCAGCTGCGTGCTGGCGAGCCCACTCGGCAGCATTGGCAGAGGCCTGTCCAACCAGATCACTGGACGAGTCAGGACCAATCTGGACCAGAGCACGGTGAGCAGCGTCGGAGGCAGCAATTCCGAGATCTTCCCCAAGAGAGAGGACCATCTCGTCTATGGCACTTAGGTCGAGGCGTCCGGCTATACTGTCGGGCGTATCTGAGTCGTCTCCAGAGGCCTTGGAGACTCGCTGGAGGCTATCAGGTAGCGCGCCCGCTAGTAGGGTAGCGGCTAACTTTCCGGCCCTCCCTAGAGCCCTAGAAACGGTCTTAAAAGCTGCTACCTTAGACTTCCTGACAGCAACTCTATCCATAGTGAGAGGCTGTAGTTGCCTGTAGCCCTTACGAAGATCGTCCGTCTCATCACTCTTGTGAAGTGACTTGACAGCCGTCTTGAACTTGGTGACAGCCTCGTCCATCGAACTGTCGATGGTGGACACCTTGTCCGAGTCCATACCGTCAGCCTCAAGTCCAGTGATAACTGAGCTCGCGAACTTCTCAGCGTAGATGGGAAGAAGATAGCGAGAGATCCTGAAGATCTTGTCGAGATCATCCTCGGAGAACTCCGCGACCTCGTCGAACTTCATCATCTTCTCTGTCTTTGCGCCACTGACAGCGTCAACAGCAGTCTCCATCTCGTCCATGGCCAGCTTGATGGACTTACGGACGATCCGAGCAGCCTTATTGGCGAACTCAGCATCCACACCCATCATTCGAATACCAGTTGAGATGGTGGTGTCTGCAGACGATACCAGTAGTGCGGCACACATGGCTGCAGCTGTCTTCTCGACAGCACTCAGGATTACCGATGCACCCTTGTACTTACCAGACAGCACAGACACACCAGCCATTGCTGCAGCAACAGACAGTTTTGCGACCACCGTGCTGCCGATCTTCTGCAGACGATGCTTGTCGAACTTGGCCGTCTTGAACTGACCCATGTTATCACGGGCCTTCTCGTCCTCAGTCATGTGTCTCTGACGCTCAGCCTTAGCACGCTCGCGAGTAGTGGGTCCACCAGACGAGGTGAATCTACCATTAGAGTCGCGAGCCTCGCCCCTCGTGTCATTCTTCGATAAGTCGAAGAGATCATCGAGTTTCTCGACTTTCTTCTTAGGCTGGTCAGTCGGCTTCTTGACAGCAGAGGTCGCTGGCTTCTTTGCTGTACCTAGAGTCTTCACTGGCTTCGGCTGACCCGGCATCAGTACAGGATCAGGCTCAGGAGGCTCTGGCTTCTTGGTCTCATCCAGATAGACGAAGCCAGTTGGGGTCGTGAACCCAAGCTCATCAGCCTCAGGAACAGTAGAGGGATCGAGACCAAGCTTCTCACGAGCCTCGTTACGAGTCATGACAGCATTACCAGTGTAGGAGTTGAGGATAGTGGCCTCAACCTCTGGAGCAATCTGCTCGTCTCCGCCGACAGCGATCTCTACGTCAGGTTCACCGAGATCGAGAGCAATGATCGGGTTGATGAGTCCAACCACCCACTCAAGGATCGGAACGAGGCCCTCCTCCTCCGCCATCTCCTTCTGGGAGTTCGCAGTAGCGCGATTAACCTGACTGACGAATGGCTGGGACGAGACAGAGAACGCATAGCAGACTACCTTGGCCAGCCACTCGTCGAATACATTCTTTAGCTCAGGCTCCTTCGTCGGAACGAACGTCTTTGCAACGCCACCGGGGACAAACTTCATCTTCCGTCTGCGAGCTGTGTCTCCAGTGAAGTAGAGATCCCAGTAGTCCTGGAATGCCTTAATCTGGTCTGGTGTCCACGCATCAGGGACACCACAGAGAGCAGCAGGAACGTTTCCCTCTGTGTAGTACTCCATCGTCCCGAGCTCACGACGAAGAGCAATGTTGACGAGTATGATGATCTGCTCGACCGGGGAGTATCCGTACACACGATTGGTGCGAATGTTCCTCGGAGCATAGACCAGGTCGTCAACAGTGTAGTCGACAGCAGGATACCCCTTCAGACACTGCTGATACGCAGGAAGAGGTGATGCAGGAGTCCTCCCCCAGTCGTCGATGACTCGCTTGATCGTGCCACCGTCCAGTGGACGAAGAGCGTAGAGGTCGCCGCCACGAGTACGCTGCTTCCAGAGCGTCGGTGCATCGAGAACCAGAAGGTCCTCCATGAGCATGCGGAGCCACTGGTTGAAGTTGTGCTCCCTGTCGGGACGCTCGAAGAACTTCTCAACTGCAGCAATCCGTGCGTCGCTGACCTTCTTGCCCTTCTTCGCTCGAAACGACCACTTGATGCGGTCCATCTGGTCCTTGCGCGTCTCGATGACGAGACGCATGATGTCGTAGGCATCTGCCAGCTGGCGGAGCTGGTCGAAACTGATCGCCTCATTCTGGCGAGGTCTGGAGATAATGTTGTAGCCAGGGACCAGATCGAACACACGACCGGCAACCTGCGGAGGAGCCAGCGGAGCCAGCGGAGCCTGCGGGCCAAACCACCCGGAGGCAGTTGTCTGCCCAGAGATGGACATGGGCTGAGTGTTCAGCAGAGCCGGGTCCAGCGAGATCTTCTTAGCGCCATCACCACGGTCAGCCATTGTCGAATCCCTACTTGATGATTATACTGACGCCCATGAGCGTGAGAAGCTTATAGCACGCAGCCATTACAACGCCGATTATTGCAGACATCTTTATCACAGCCTTCCAGCTGACAGATGCTGTCAGTACTGCAACCTCTACCTTCTGCAGACGATCGTTCAGACATGACATGTCACGACGAAGTGCTGCGTGAGAGTCTCTGCTGTGGCGACCAGCATCCTCCTGGGACCTGATCATGTGTTCCAGTTTCTCGTCGAGTCTGGCCAATCTGACATCCATACTCTCTGATTCCGATCTGTGTATTCCAGGCATGACTGCATCCTCAGCGAGAGAAGTTCTTTCTCACATCCGCATAGAAGGCGGAGTCATTTACCAGACGATCGTTTGCAGTTATGAGCGCGCCTCGAGTTCTCGCAGCATAGGATCTTGCATCCTCACCGACACGTGGAGGAGGAACAGGTTCCTCACGGCCGAACTCTGCCGGAGGCACTGGAAGGACGACCTCGACGGGAGTGGGTAACTGCTGACAGGCTGCGCACATCGTCAGCGCTGAGAGCGCAGCGACTGTCTGCAGGAGTCTTTGATAGCTGAACCTCATAGGTATCAATCCTGCTCTGCATGGCTGCTTCATTGTCAGCTCGTATCTTATCGCGAACGGCGGCACTCTCTGCCACTAGCTGTGTGGAGGCAAGCTCCTCAGTTACCATGTCCAGACGTGTCTGGATAGCCGCAGACTGGTCCAGAGCGCCGCGCGCCACATAGCCTAGGTCGTACGCTCCGAGAGCTCCGCACAATACCATGATTGCTGCCGAGATGTAGCGACCGATGATCGGAACGTAGACGAACGACAGCACTGCGGCTACAACACAGATCATCATGACGATGAACGTGCCCCACTCGACCAGCTCAGCTCTTAGAGAGAAGATCCACACGACTATTCCTCCAGACAGAGCTTTCTCTCAGCCTCGCGTCGGCGAGTGAGACCGGGGAATGTGATACCTCCGGCATGATTGTATCCGAGAAGTGCGTCGCATGCACCACGAACGTCACCAGCGTTGAGCTTGCGAACAACGGTGGAGTGACAGTATCCTCGCACACCGATATTGTACGCGAGGTCGATCATGGCAGCCTCGCGCTTTGGGGACATGTCGACCGTGGTACAGTTCTCGACGCCATTGGCGAACTCGACGATTCGTCCCTCGAAGATCGAGGTGCACTCCTGCGTGGAGTACACATGACCATACCGTGGGTGCTTGGTCTCTCCGATGCAGTACGTCGGGACTCCGACAGAGTCACGATATACCGTGTGGCGAAGACCCTCGAACGATGGTGCGAGAACAGCGACGATCGCGATTGCTGCTGCCTTATTTCTGTGCTGCTTCGGGATCATTCGTCAGCTCCTGGCTGTTTGAATGCACGCGCTGCTATCACTGATGCATTCATGAGAACACCCATGGTGGAGTACAGCCAGACCGGAAGAGTTCCCTCGAAGGCGGACCAGATCCCAACGAGAAACGACACAGTGCCCCAGAATAGAGCAACTCTGATTGACCAGAGTCTCGTGATGTCATCATCGATGAGCCTCTTGTTGGCCCTGACGTAGTCATTGATCCACTTAATCATGGCTAGATCTCTCTGAACGCGATCACACCAGCAGTGGACCGCCAGCGATTGCGAACCGCATTGCCATCGTTGCCTGAGTGAACCAAAATTCGATTGCCCTTCACGGCCAGCGCTTTGCCGACGTGGTGGACCCAGACGACGATGACGCCAGGTTTTGCATGTGATGGCCTTCCAACTTTTGCCCAGTTGCGAGCGATCCAAAGCTTCCGATCATGGATGCCGGTTAGCTGGGTCATGTACCATCCGCACCATGCGCGAGGACGACCATCGTGGTAGTGGTGAGATCTGGCATGAATCCCCCTGTGGTGATATCCGTGGTGTGTTCTGGCCTCGACCTGACCGGTCAGAAGACAGAGCGCCATCGCAGAGACGACTGTAGAGATCCTCATACCTTACCTCGCTGTTACTGCTGGTCTACTCCAGCTCTTGGTCTCACTGTCGAAGATTTGCACCTACTGTGGAGAATGCCTGCACCTGCGCCGCCGTGCATGATGGGCAGATCATGATTTGCGAGAACCATCCGACCCATGGCGTCGAGGCGAAGGGCGTGTTGCCAAGCCCCGCTTCCGTCAGCCCTGTCGGATTGGCCGTGCTCCATGTCGCAGGGGCAGATCCGTCATAGGTAGAGACGCCGCCAACCGACCTCCAGCTCATGGCCAGCCGACGCTTGCCCGTCGTCAGGTCGCCGCCAACGGGCGGAGCCGCAAGGGTCACACTGCCGGCCAATACGGACACCGCATATTGCTGCGTTACGCTATAAGCCTGGCCGTAGATGCGATTGTTGAACGTTCCATCATCGACCGAGAACCAATAGCTATTCGCCGGGATATTTTCGGCGCACCCCTCGATCACCAGGCAGGCGGACCCTGAAATTAGTTGCGCCAGCGCCACGCCCGTAAACGCCCAGTTGTCTGCGGGCACGGTAACGGCGGCGCCATAGGTGAGGATCGGGGAAGTGGCGAAGGGGTTGGCCTCCGTCTGTGCATAACTCGTTGCCGACAGCCCCGAAACCGTCGCCGTCAGGCTCGTTGATCCTGCTGTGAAGCTGTATTGCGTCCGAACACCCGCAGCGCCGGCCATCGTATGCGTCGCCGCTCCGCTCAGCACAATAGAGCCCGTCCCATAAAAGCTCACCGTATAGGTCGTGCCGCTCGCGACGGCGATGGTCTGTGTTGCTGGCGCGAGGTTGGCCAGAAACAGGTTCGTCCGCTGCGGCTCACTCCGCAAACCAAGCGCCGCCAACGTTGACGGATTGTGGTCATTGACGACAGGGCCGTAATAAGCCGAGCCAGTCGTCGGCATGAACGGGCTGGGCGTGGTCTGCGCGGGGGTAATCAGCGACGCCTGCGGGCTGGATATGCGCAGGGTGAAGTTGACCGGAGTTCCGTTTGCCACCCCGATACCAACATATGTGTTGAAATACGCTACGGTTGTGCTGGAGAGGGTACGTGTTCCAAAGACCAGCACAGGCGTTGCTGTCGGGGTGAAAGCAAATGTCGAATTTGCAAGCCAGCCACCTCCCGCACTATACTCCTCGGGGAGTAGTGTAAACCCAGTCGTGCCAGCGACCGAACCTCCAGATAGAGAGAACGTGACCGAGGACATCCACGTCTGGCCCATGCTCGCCGGAGCCGCGTTATTTGTATCAAAGGAAAGACTGATGTTCCCCGTAGCAGTAGGCGTCCCTGCGAATGTTAAGTCTATCGTCGGAACGCCGGTCA